GTCGGAATACAGAGTTCTGGATTCTCCTTATCGCGGTGAGTGGCCCAGTCGACTTCGCGGACTCTACTGACTCTACCTTGTCTCAACTTCCACAGGCCCAGAGAAGTCGACTCTCCAGCGGCGATTCGATACCTTATTCTCTCTTTCAAGGTAGAGTAGGTAGAGTACGTAGAGTCTGCTCACTCCAGCACTAGACTTACGTGCGACTCTACCTTGACTCTACCTTGCGAAGGTAGAGTCGTAGAATTTCAAGAAACTGTTTTGCTTTCAGCATCTGTTGGTTATACTTTACGTAGAGAAGAGAACTCTAGCTGAAAGGATAACCATGGCAACTGAAACCAAAACCGTCAATCTCGGAATCGACCTTCCTCGCGGCAGCGTCATGACTCCTCGCGGTTTTGCCAAGCTCCTGACTCTGGCTATGACCAATGCCGACCGTGGGCTGCTCGAGAATCTGGCCACGGCGCTTGAGGATATCTGCCCTGACTTGGAACGAGAGGGCCTTCCCAACGCCTGCCGGTTTGCGGATGAGTTCGCTGATCAGCTCTACACCATGGCAAACGCCGAGTGGGAAAATCATCCTCTTCTGTAGGAATTTTGACCATCTCGTTTTGCTTCTGCCAGATGTAGTTTATACTTTTAGTAGAGCAATAGTGCTCAACGAAAGGCAAAGTCATGAAGCTCGTAAAAGCCACCTTGAAAATCAGCGTTTCGGAGGTTGAGCTGGAGAATAAGGGTCGCGGCGTGGTTCGCGTCTGGATCAACGGCCATTTCATCGTAGACGCTGCGGCTGGCGACGATGACCAGGCCTGGGTGGTCGCCAACGCCATCCTGGTGAAGGTTGTCGGTGAGCGTAAAGGTAGAGGCGGCAAGGGTGTCGCCAACGTAACGAACAGTGAAATCTGCGACCTGGGTCGCGTGATCGAACAAATCGCTGACAACAGCTAAGTGAAAGGGAGAAATCATGGCACACGAAATCGAAGCACAAGACGTCTTTGGTGAGGTCCGTGAGCATGGCCAGAGAGCCTGGCACGGCCTCGGAGTGGAAATCCCGGACGGTCTTGGAACCTGGGAAGCCTTCGAGCAAATCGGCCTCGGCTGGGAAACGGAGCTCCTTCCGTTGTTCGCCACCCATAAGGTCGACGGGAAGCAGAAGCAGTTCCGCGTCAAGAGCCACTGCGTCCACGTCCGGAAGGACACGCTCCAAGAGCTCGGCGTTGTGGGCTCCGGCTACAAGCCGATCAGCAACCGGACGCTGGCGGAGTTCGCCGACGCCTTGGTTGAGGTGGACAAGAAGGTGTCGGTCGAGACGGCTGGCTCCCTCCGCAACGGTCGCTGCGTCTTTGGGCTGGTCAAGCTCCCGAAGGACATCGAAGTGGTGGACGGTGACGTCCTCGAGCAGTATATCCTCATCCGCAACAGCCACGACGGCAGCAGCGCCTTCCAGATCTACCCGACTTCGGTCCGGGTCGTCTGCGCCAACACGCTCCGTATGTCCGAGCGGGACATCGCTCGCGGCATCCAGTTCCAGCACACCGGCGACATCACCACCAAGATCGACCACGCTCGCCTCGCCCTGGGCCTCATCACCCAGGAAAGTGCCCGGTTCGAGGCCCAGGTGAGAGTCCTCGCTGCAAAGCACCTGAACAAGGACGAGGTCACCGGCTACTTCCGTGCCTGCTACGACGCGACCTTCGGCGTGGTGCCGGATACGGCTCCGGATGATGACGACACCAAGGCAAGCCAGCGGTTCATGCGGCAGATCGCCAAGCGTGACGAGATCATTGCCGGCTGGGAGAACAACTTCAACAACGAACGCCAGACGATCACCGGTATCGCCGGCACAGCGTGGGCTGCCTACAACGCGGTCTCGGAATACCACGACCACCAGCGCGGTCGGTTCCTGCCGGTGGCCGAGAGCCAGGGTCGTGCCCACAGCAACCTCTTCGGAACCTCGAACCAGCAGAAGCTCGTGGCCTTCAAGAAGGCCCTCGTGCTGGCAAGCTAAGACCCTTTCACGGGGCGGTGGGCTTCGGCTCACCGCCCTCTTTGGAGCTGGCTATGTTCAATCTTGGAGGACAACGCAAGAAATACCGGCTGACCGACGTGGTCAGTCAGTACTGCAACAAACGGGATGAGTGTTCCTGTAGCTCCTGCCCGTTTGGTTCTATCAGGGGCAAGGGAGTCACTAAGGAGGACATTGCCTACACAGAGGGATACCATTGTCCTAAGTATCGGCCAAAGGACGGTGGCACAGCTGGAGCCGACATCGTAGAGACAGGAGTGTGGAAATAATGCTACGGCCAGGAACAACCCGATGGTGGTGCCAAACGTGCCAGGACTTCTTCGAGACAACCCTCGTCCACGCCAACATCGTACGGTGCCCGAAGTGTAAGCGAACGGTGAAGGCTCACGGAGCAGCGCCGTCTAAGGTGCAGGGCCGAGGCCACATGTACCAGCAGAACATCGGCCTGGAGCTCTTGCTCGAGGCACAGCAGAAAGGGCCGGGAAAACCGGAGATTTGATTTGGCTTCCTCCAGATGTAACGTATGCTTTACGTAGAGCAATGGTGCTCAATGGAGAACTACGATGAAAACGAAACTGACCGTCATCACGATAACGCTGGTCGCCCTGATCTGGAGCGGTGTCGCCCTTGGTAAGTGGGCTGGTGCTCAGAGCCGTGAAACCGAGGCTCGCTGGAATGAGGCCGTCAGCGTCCTGGGGCAGAAGTAAGATGTGTGCGTTCTGCAAAATCAACCGTCGTCGCAAGTGGCGAGAATGGGCCTGGCACTGGGTTGTGCTGCCGATTCTCTGCTTCGCGGCACTTTGCTAGGAGAGAACATGGGGACAGTAGCCATCATGACGTGCAGTCAGTGCAACAAAGAGAAGCCCTTTGGAGATTTCCCCAACCGGGGTCGTGTCTGCCATCGGTGCCTCGCCGACCGCGAAACTGCACGCAACGAAGCCACGCGCCGTGGGGCCGACCGACGTGGCGAACTCTACACATCTGAGGAGGACGCCTTCATCATGGCCCACTACCTCACGATGACAGACGAGCAAATCGGCCGAACTCTCAAGCGGACCCTTGAGGGAGTCCGGTCACACCGCACCGTCACCCTGGGCCTTATCAAGGAGTCAGATGGTGGACGCCCTGGGCGAGATCAGATCGACCTGTGGTGGTTCTGCCGGCGCCACGACATCGGAGTCCTTTCGGTTGAGGACTTTGACCGTGACGGCGAACGCGTCCTGGCAGTCTATTGCCCAGAGGACACGCCGGAGGAGGCGATTCAGGGAGCCTTCATGGACGCTGGGTACAGCACGGACGTCTTCCTCGGCTGGCTCGTCAACAAGGTGCGACCGTGATCCGGTTCCTGGAAGGAGTACTCTGCGGCCTGCTTCTTGGGGCCCTCGGTTGGGACCGGCTGCAAGGCGCTGTCATGAAGGCGATCGAAATCGGTCAGGAGATCTATCATGCAGTTGGATAGCTCGATCCGGATAACAGTGGAGCTGCACGACAGGGAGTTTGAAATCCACGAGGTTCCGTTCTCCCTGTCCTACGAATACAGCCCTGGGAGCCGATACGCTCGGAACGGCGATCCCGGCGAACCACCGTCGGAGGACGTCGAAGTCGTCTGTACGATGGGTCTAGAGGAAGCCGTGGAGTGTATCCAGGAGGACTTCCTGGCGAACTCCGAGGCGGTTCCGGCCTGGGTGGACGCCGAGGGCTCCAGCATCCTGCACGCGATTCGAGCAGAGTGCTGTAGGGAGGTACGGAACAGGCTGTACGACTTCGTCCTGTAGGTGGGTAAGATAGGTCACAAACCTTTCTTAGGAGACCACGATGGACAGTGTATGGCGACTCACGATCGAGAAGGACAACGGACAGGTGGTGCAGATCTTCGGCCTCCAGGCTACGTTGATGGCAGAGCTCAACGCATGGACCGACCACGAGAACAGAAACTCTGACGAGTGGGCTGAGGCAGAGGAGATAGGGCAGACCCATCTAGACCCAAGCGCCGGTCACGTTCGCCATATCGACGGTTTCATGGACGACGCGGCCAGAAGCCGTGTTATCGTGGCCTATCGATTCGTTGATGTCGTCGGGATGTGCCTCTGCCAATTCTCATGACCTACAAGTACAAGACCAAACCGTTCGACCACCAACACGAGGAGTTCACTCGTCACGGTCAGGACTTCGCTCGCGGCCTATTCTGGGAGCAGGGTTGTGGTAAGACCAAGCCGGTCATTGACTCTACGGCCTACCTCTACGGCGAGAAGGAGATAGATGGCCTGATGGTGATAGCGCCGAACGGCGTGCACCGCAACTGGGTCTCCGACGAGATCGTAGCTCACATGCCAGACCACGTCGCCGAACGCATGCAATCCCACATCTGGTACTCGACCGGCACCAAGAAGCACATGCGGTCGTTTGAGTATGCCTTGAAGCATCGGGGCCTCGCCTGCTTGGTCATGGCGTACAACGCGGTGTGGACAAACCGTGGTCGTGACGCCTGGAAAGCCTTCCTCAAACAGCGCCGGTGCATGTACGTTCTTGACGAGAGCCAGCGTGTGAAGAATCCCAATGCGAAGTGGTCAAAGCGTATCCTCGGCTCCGCAACGGTGGGAGCTCCCTACCGACGCGTCCTGTCCGGGACTCCGGTGACCAACTCTCCATTCGACATCTACAACCAACTACGGTTCCTGAAGCCAGATGTGTGGCATCCGTACGGGATTCGAGACTTCTCGGCCTTCAAACAGTTCTTCGGTATCTGGGAGCAACGGCATCTACGAGGCAGCGAGGAGAGAACCTTCCCTCACTGCGTTGCGTACAAGAATCTGGAGATATTGAACCAGCTCACCCATGAGCTCGGTAGTCGCGTGACCAAGGATGAAGTGCTCGATCTGCCGCCGAAGGTTTTCTCCAAGCGATACTACGATCTGACGCCTGCACAGACAAGGGCCTACAAAGAACTCAAGGATGACTTCGTCTGTGAACTGGAATCCGGCGACATAACGGCCATGCTGGCTATCGTCCGGCTTCTACGGTTCCAGCAAATCTGCTGCGGCTACTTACCAACGTCCGATGATGACCGAACACTCCGCGATCTTCCCGGTGGCAACCCACGGCTCGACCTGTTGGTTGACACCGTCAGCGACCTCTCCCACCAAGCGATTATCTGGGCAAGGTTCTCCAGGGACATAGACCTCATCAGCCAGCACAAGGACTTGAAGAACAAGTGCGTCGTTGTGGACGGTCGGGTCACAGGGCCCAGAAGAGGCGAGGCGCTGGACGCGTTCAAGCGAGGGGACAAGCAGTTCCTGATCGCGTCTCCGGCGGCCATTGGCACAGGTGTGACCCTGGTGGCGGCTCGCACCGTGATCTACTACAGCAACTATTTTGACTTAGAACTCCGGCTTCAATCGGAGGACCGAGCTCACCGTATTGGTCAGGAGCATCCGGTCAACTACATCGATCTGTGCTGTGCCGGCACCGTGGATATGCAGATCATCGAGTCCCTGCGGAAGAAGGTGGACATCGCCTCTTCCATAACGGGCGACACCTTGAAGGAGTGGATATGATCCGACTGTTGATTCTACTGCCGATTATAATGGGCCTCGCAGCCAGTCTCTATCACTACGCCGAGCCGGTGGGCTATACTTTCTCAGTCCCGGAGATTGCGGAGCCGGAAGACCCGAACATGCCGGAGTGGCTCGAGAGGGTGCTGATTGAACGGATGATCAGGGACTTGTTCCGCGACCCGAACGAGTTTGATCCACATCAGTGCATAGCAAAGGGGTGACGAGATGGCAAAAGACCCATTCGCCGATTTCAGGGTGGAGAACAAGCCAGGCGAAGAAGCGTTCGCCAAGCTGGATACGCTGATTCAGCAACTCATCAAGGCTGAGGAAGAGGTAGAGAAGGCCGAAGAGACGCTGAAGAAAGCTCAGGCCGCGAAGAGGCAATTGGAGGAGTACGATCTTCCCGAGTTCATGGTCAGCCTGGGGCTTGAGGAGTTCACGTCTACGGCAGGGCTAAAGGTCGAAGTCGTGAAGAAGATTCGTGCCAGCATCGGAGACCGCAAGGCCAAGGCGTTCAAGTGGCTCACCGACAACGGCCATGGTGGTCTTATCAAGCGAACGGTGCAGGTGGCCTTCAACACTGGTCAGGAAGAGGCAGCGAAGAAGCTCTTGAAGGAACTGAGGGAGCGCGGAGTCGGCGTCGCCGTAAAGCAGGAGATGAAGGTTGAGGCGGCATCGCTGACGGCCTTCGTCAAGGCTCAACTTGAGGCCGGCAGCGACATACCACAAGACACGTTCGGGGTGTTCGAGCAGAAGTTTGCAAAGATCAGCCTCGCGAAAGACTAATGCTCATGTGAGCCGTGCAGCCGCGCCGGAGCACGTAAAAGGGTCCGCCGCACTTTAGGAGAACACACAATGGCAGAAGACAAGAAACAAACAGCGTTGGCCAAACAGGCCGAGGCCGCCAGCGCATTGGCGAAAGCTGACTTCGGTGAGCATGCCGGTGTTGGCTTCGAGAACCAGACCACCGACGACATCGCCATCCCATTCCTGGGCCTGGTGCAGGCGCTGAGCCCGGAGAAGGAGGAGGGCGGTCCCAAGCAGATCATCGGCGCCAAGGAGGGAAGTCTCTTCAATACGGTGACTCGGGAACTCCTTCCTGAGACGGCCTACTTTGTGCCGTGTACCACCGAGCATGTCTACGTCGAGTGGATTCCCCGCGACGATGGCGGTGGGTTCGTCGGTGTGCACGCGCCGTCGTCCGAGTTCGTCAAGGCTTCCAAGGCTGCGGCATCGAAGTTCAACGACCTCAAGACCGACGAAGGTCACGAGCTTCAGGAAACCTTCTACATCTACGGCCTGCTGCTCGATTCGGCTGACGCGACCGAGTCTTCGACGCCGATCGTGATCGCTTTCACGTCGACGAAGATCAAGAAGTACAAGGCCCTGATGACCACGCTCAAGACGATCAAGGCAAAGCCTCCGATGTATGCCTTCCGGCTCGGCATCACTTCCTGTCCCGACAAGAACAAGAAGGGTCAGCCGTTCAAGAATTTCCAGATCACGCCTGCCGTCGGCACGTCGATCATGGAGAGTGTCAACCTTCCCGGCACTCCGTTCGAAGGCCTGCTCGTTGAGGGTAAGGCCCTCGTCGAAGCCGTCCATGGTGGCTTGGCCAAGGCCGACCACGCCTCGCAGACCGGCGTGACCGGTTCCGAAGGCGACGGCGACGAAGTCTTCTAGATCTCTCCTCCACCCTCGCTCCACGGCAGCGCCTGCCCACCCCAGCAGGCGCTGCCACTTTTGGATAGGGAGACGATATGATGCAGATCTTCGTGGAGATATCGATATGTCTTACGATTCTGGTGCTACTTATACGGAGTAGATGATGAACTGGGGCCGACAACAACAGGAAGCGATCGACGCGGTAAATCGGTGGTTGAGGAACACCAAAGACCAGCAGGTCTTTCGGTTGTTTGGCTATGCTGGTACAGGTAAGACTACTCTCGCCATGTACCTGGCCGAGGGAGTCAGTCGCGTTCTCTTCGGAGCCTACACCGGCAAGGCGGCATCCGTCATGCGAAAGCGTGGCTGCCCTGGAGCGATGACAATTCACCAGATGATCTACGTCCCCTCATCGCGGTCAAAGGAGAGGCTTCACCAGCTACAGCGAGACTTGTTGGAAGTGGCTCATGAACTGAAGAGCGAAGGGGCAACTCAGGAACAGATTGATGCCCATCGGGAAATCAAGTTGATCAAGCACGAGATGGAGATCGAAGAGGCAAAGCTCAAACGTCCGGCATTCTCCCTGAATCTAGAGTCGGCCGTGAAGGACGCTGATCTTGTCATCATCGATGAATGCTCCATGGTTGACGACCGTATGGGGCAAGACCTACTCTCCTTCGACACACCGGTGCTGGTCCTCGGCGATCCGGCTCAGCTTCCGCCGGTAAAGGGCGGTGGCTTCTTCACCGGTAAGAAGCCGGACATCATGCTCACTGAAATCCACCGGCAAGCGCGGGGCAACCCGATCATCGATCTGGCGACCAAAGTTCGTCGCGGTGAGAGCCTCATCGATGGGAGATACGGGGAGTCGCTGGTCATGTCCGGCAAGCCTGACCCTGAGATAGTGCGATCTGCGGACCAGATACTCGTCGGTCGCAACAAGACCAGACGGTTCGTCAACCACAAGATGCGGACTCTTCTGGGCAGGGGTGCTGAGCCTGCTCCAGTGGTTGATGATCGGCTCGTGTGCCTCCGTAACGATCACGAGGTTGGTCTCTTGAACGGGACCGTGTGGACCTGTAGAGACGCATCGTACGTGGATGGGTACGATAGGATCGGGCTGGTAGTTCACGACGAGGAGGACGATGTAACGCTCGACGTAGAGGCCCACATACATTACTTCGAGGGGCGGGAAGAAGAGCTCCGCCACTGGGAGATAGGTGAAGCCCAGTGCTTCGACTACGGCTATGCCCTCACGACGCATAAGGCCCAGGGATCGCAGTGGCCGAACGTCTTTATATTCAACGAGGGGTGGGTTTTCCGTGGCGACGCGAAGCGCTGGCTCTATACTGCTATCACGAGGGCATCGGAACAAGTAACAATCTGTCAGCAATAGGAGGAGTCATGCCAGAATACGGACCAACCCTACCGTTCTCTGAAGAAATCCACGCCGAGAAGTATCGCGGTAAGGGTGAGACCTTCAAGGAGTCGACCAACCGGATCGCCGGTGCTTTGGAAGACAACGATGCACACTTCAGGGCTTTTCGCGACGCCCTACTCAATATGCGATTCATGCCTGGTGGTCGCATTCAAAACGCTATTGGCAGCACCAAGAACTGCACGGCCTACAACTGCTATGTGTCCGGCCGAATAGAAGACTCCTTTGTCGAAGGTCACGGCTCCATCATGGCCATCGCAACTGAGGCCGCAGCTACGATGCGAATGGGAGGAGGCATCGGCTACGACTTCTCAACGCTGCGACCGCGCGGCGACCTCATCAAGAAGCTCATGTCAACGTCCTCGGGGCCTATCTCCTTCATGGATATCTACGATGCCATCTGTAGGTGTATTGCCTCTTCCGGCCATCGCCGTGGGGCACAGATGGGCGTCATGCGTATTGACCATCCTGATATCGAGGACTTCATCCGGTCAAAGCAGCCACCGAAGGCCGCAAGTCCGATCATGGAGCAACTGGCCAAGTGTACTCCCGGGACGGCGGAGTGGCTCGCTTGGTACCAGGCTCTTCAGGCGGTGTTCAAACTCACAGGCTTCAACATCTCAGTTGCTGTGACAGACGAGTTCATGCAGGCGCTGATCGCCAACGCCAACTTCCCTCTTCGGTTCAACGGTAAGGTATACCGTGAAACCAAGGCGAGGGCCCTGTGGGACATGCTGATGCGGTCGACCTGGGATTGGGCCGAGCCGGGAGTCATCTTCATCGACACAATCAACCGGCTCAACAACCTGTGGTACTGTGAGGAGATCATCGCGACCAATCCTTGCGGTGAACAGCCCTTGCCGGCCTACGGTGCGTGTCTCCTGGGCAGTTTCAACCTGACCAGGTACATCGTCATGAATCCCCTTGGCACAAGCCTACCATACTTTGACTTCGGCCAACTTATTGAGGATATCCCGCACGTTGTACGAGCCATGGACAACGTGATTGATGCATCCTCCTATCCACTGTACGAACAGGAGCGAGAGGCGAAGAGCAAGCGCCGGATGGGGCTCGGCGTCACCGGCCTGGCGAATGCTATTGAGGCTCTCGGTATGCCGTATGGATCGGAACGGTTTCAGCACATGCAGATGCGTATCCTGATGTGCATAGCGAACGAGACCTATCGTGCTTCGGCTCTCCTTGCCCAGGAGAAGGGTGCGTTCCCTCTGTACGACGATCGGTATCTGTCGTCGCAGGGGCTGGTCCAGTTGCTGGATGATGAGGTACGGCTGTTGATCAAGAAGTATGGTATCCGCAACAGCCACCTGACCTCCATCGCACCGACCGGAACCATATCCCTCTGTGCGGACAACGTCTCCTCTGGTATCGAGCCGGTGTTCTCCTACAGCCAGCGACGCACGGTGAACATGCCTTCTGGCCAGGTAGAGACAGACTTTGACGACTACGGCTATCGCGTGTTCGGGGTGGAGGGTAAGCGTTGCCAGGACGTTACGATCGAGGAGCATCTTGATGTGCTCGAGATTGCGACTCGCTGTGTAGACAGCGCCGTGAGTAAGACGTGTAACGTGCCAACAGACACGCCGTGGGATGACTTCAAGGCTCTCTACGTTGAGGCTTGGAAGCGCGGCTGTAAGGGGATCACCACCTATCAGGTAGGTGGTAAGAGGGCTGGGATCATCAAGAGTACAGACGACGGTGCAGCCTGCAAAATCGACCTGGCCACAGGACGTAAAGAGTGCGAGTAGGCGAGGAATTGTCGTTTTGACTAGAAGTGGGGTAAGATAGTACCATGCTTGAGTACGAACTACACGACGATCAGATCGAGGAATACTTCGCCACGGCGAGGGAGCGATACTACATCCTCCGCCGACGAAGAGCCGGTCGTAGTAAACCCTGGACTGACGACAGAGTGTTCAAGGACTGGCGGTTCTGCAACGTATTCCGTGAAGACGACAAGGTCACCGTCTGGATTCGCGAGAATGTGCGGGAGCCACTACGCAACAACCCAAAGGTGATAACGGCCATGGCTGCCTGCCGCATCTTCAACCGGATCGAGACCCTTGAGAAACTGAAGAAGGCCGGACTCTTCGAGCGTTGGGATGCTACCACAGCCAAACTCGCTATGATAGGCGTGAGGCCGGTTGTTGGGGCAGCCTACGTTGTGAAAACACCGGACGGCATGGACAAACTGGATGGCTGTATCGAGATGGTCAACGCCTTCAACCGGGATGCGGCCAACGTCCTCACCCATAAGGCCACCCACCAGGCTGGTCCCCTGACCTTGGAGCAAACGTGGGAGCTACTCAAACGGTTCCCGTGCATCGGACCGTTCATGGCCTATGAAATAGTGTCCGACCTGCGGCACACCTATCTGCTCGAGAACGCGCCGGACACTAACACGTGGGCCAACCCTGGACCTGGCTGCTGCCGTGGCCTCTCGTGGTTGACCGCGAAGAACCTCACGGCTATCAACTACGGTCCGAAGAAGGCGGCAGCCGCAGCGATCCGTGCAATGCAGAAGCTCCTGGTCCTCAGCCGGTACAACAAGCTCTGGCCGAACGACTGGCCGCAGTGGGAGATGCGTGAGGTGGAGCACTGGCTCTGTGAATACGCCAAGTATGTCAAGGTGAAGCATAAACGACAAATGATGAAGGTTCGTTACGAGGGGAGACCGAAATGATGAAGATCTGGATTCCAACGCGGTCCCGACAGGATCGCTTCACCGAGCAGGGCCGGACGCTGGCCCAACTGATGAGGGTGTCGGAGCTACGCGACCGTGTCGTGGTCGTCTGCCCCATCGATCAGTACAAGTCCTACGCCGAGAAGTGCCCTCCCTCAGTCCGCCTTCTGGGCTGTCCCGTTGACGGGATCACCAACGTCCGCCGGTGGATCGGTGAGGTTGCACAGAGCGAAGGTGACGAGCACTTCTGCATGATGGACGACGATCTCGGCTTCCTCATCCGCCGCAACGGGATTGAGGACTGGCACCTGTTCAGTCAGGAACCGCAGGAAACCCTCGACATGATCAACTACGTCGAGTCGCTGCTGGTCCATGGCTACGGCGCTGTCGGCATCTCGGCTCGTGAGGGACAAAACCGTCTGACCGATTGCCCGACCGAGAACACGCGGATGATCCGAGTCCTCTCCTTCAACACCGACGCCTTCCTGGGCTGTGAGCACGGCAGGGTCGCGGTGATGGAAGACTTCGACATCCTACTCCAGCTTCTCCGCAAGGGCCTACCCAACTGCATCACGGTGAGGTATGCCCAGGGACAACGGCAGACGCAGGAGGCTGGAGGATGCAGCGACTACCGTTCGCATGAGGTTCACGCGGCTGCGGCCGAGAAGCTCGCCGAACTGCACGCGCCTTACGTCCGCCTCCGGATGAAGAAGAACAAATCTGGTGGGGCCTTCGGGGAACGCAAAGAGGTCACCATCCAGTGGAAGAGAGCCTACGAATCGAGCCTGAGAGATGCCAAAGATCAATAGATCGCACGCGCTGCCGGCCATCACTGACAAGTCGACAGCTATGCGGCTGTTGACCGGTCTGGTGAAGGTGGACGACTGCTGGGTCTGGCAACGGTTCAAGGACCGTCACGGCTACGGCAAGATGTGGTATGATGGTAAGAGCCACTGGGTCCACCGGCTGTCATACGCGATCTTCAATGGCGACATTGAGGAAGGCCTCACGGTTGACCATACTTGTGGCAACAGGGCCTGCTGCAACCCGAAGCATCTTGAGGCAGTATCGCAAAGCGAAAACTCACTTAGGAGATGGGCACGTGAACGTGATCCAAGTCAGGAATGTGCATCAGGCGTTGCCTGAGGTCATGAGGTTTCTGAGCGTCAACGGTATCCGAAGGGAGAGCCGGAATGGGCCAGTCCTCAAGGCACCGGAGCCTGTGGCAATAGTCTACGCAAGGCCAACCGAACGCGTCATGTTCTGGGAGCAACGGGACGCCAACCCGTTCTTCCACCTACTTGAGGCGCTGTGGATGTTGTGTGGCCGCAACGACGTGGCCTTCCCTGCATCCATCGTAGGGACCATGCGGAATTTCTCCGACGATGGCGTCACGTTCAACGGGGCCTACGGCCATCGGTGGCGGAGCCACTTCAACTGCGACCAACTCGAGACGATCGCCGCAGCGTTGAGGGAGAACCCTGACTGCCGGCGCCAGGTTCTCGCAATGTGGGACGGCCATCACGACCTTGGTCTCCAGTCAAAAGACCTACCGTGCAACACCCAGGCTTACTTCTCGATCAACGACGGCGCTTTGGACATGATGGTTACCAACCGGTCGAACGATGCGGTCTGGGGAGCCCTCGGTGCCAACGCGGTCCACTTCTCTGTGCTCCTTGAGTACATGGCCGCGAAGATTGGCGTCAAGGTCGGTCGATACTGGCAGGTGACGAACAACCTGCATCTGTACCTGGACAACCACCAGGAGTTGATGACCGAGATGCAGGACAAGGCGTGGCCGTCCACTCAGTTCATCTGTCCGTACGCCTGTGGCGTAGTCAAGACCACCCCACTCATCCCGCGCGGCGACGTCCACCGGTTTGAGCAGGACATGCAGATGCTCCTCAGCGACGGTCCCGCCCTGGGCATGACAGACCCGTTCATCAGGAAGGTGGCTCTGCCTATGTTGCAGGCCATCACAGCCTACAAGGAGAATACGGCTCCGCAGAAGTTCATCGCTGCCCAGGAGATACTCGGGAAGATGGACCAGGACGGCGATTGGGCTGCGGCTGCTGGAGCCTGGATCAACCAGAGAAAACGCAAGTGGGAGAATAGGTGATGGACGTACATCCGGACACGATTCTGAGAATCACGCGGCTGCGTGAGGGAGGCAACGTGACGCGGTGCCATACCGTGCCTCACCATGGCCACTACGACGTGGCACAGCACTCGTGGGGCGTCACCATACTCCTCACGCAACTCTATCCCGAGGCCTCTGGGAGGCTCCTACGTGCAGCCCTGACACACGATGTGGAGGAGCGCTGGACGGGCGATGTGCCGGCCTTCTGTAAGTGGGCCCACCAGAAGGTTCGGGACGGTCTGGAGGAAGCTGAGGACTGCATTCGGTCACTGGTAGGGCTCGAGGGTAAACTCGGCCTGGACGAGGTCGAACGTATGTGGCTGAAGGCCGCTGACCTACTCGATCTGTGGCTCTGGTGTCATGACCAGAGGGCCATGGGGAACCGTAACGTCGAGCCCCTGATGAGTAACATAGCCAGGTGGTTCGCCGAGAACCAGCATCAGGTGCCGGAACGGGCGATGGCATTCTATCGTCAGTACATCTGGCAGCGAACAGGCGATTTTCTGGAGGCAAGATGAGCTCACGACACGACATGGACACACACCATCTCGGATTCATCGAGGCGGTGTGTGATGAGGACAAGGCCGGACTGATGAAGGCCGAGGCACAGTACAAGGGCAGCTGGAAGCGCCGTGGCGGCATCGGGGCCTACATGATGCTGTGTCGCAAGTGGGACCGGATCGAGAACAAGATTGAGGAGGACACTGCGGTCACGATTCTTGGTAAGAAGACTCCACTGCGAAAGGCGTGGGACTATTTGGCTGACAAGATCAAGGGCGCTCTCGGCCAGAAGGGCCTGTATGGTGAGCAGGATTTGGCTGAGTGCCTTGGTATCCTCGAAGCCACGCGCCTGGACGAGCGATACGACATCTTCGCCAAGATCGCGGCCGACGACCGTGCCGAAGGCCTGATTGATGACATCCGCGACCTCCGCCGGTATCTGGTCCTCGTTGAGGCCGAGATGAGAGCGCGTGGGTCAAAGGGTGCCAACTCTGTGCACCGTGACAACGTTGAGGAGGCCGTATGAGGGTCGGGAAAGACAAAACGGATGCTGAGAATTTCGCGGCTATGCAGGTCGCGGTCCTTGAGGCTACGAAGAAGGCCATTGAGGAGAACGTGGTAGGCTTGCCGGTCGATGTGGTCGCGGCCTACCTTCACCAGTGTGGCGGATTCTTCTATGAGGAGGGATATGGTCAGTCGGGACCGGCGAAGCCCTATCCCTTCCGGCTGCGAGTCAGGTCTATCGAGAGGCCGGACATCGTACAGGCCAAGAAGGTCCGCGTGGTTGAACAAGTGTTGGGGTGGGGATGATGCGAGAGTACGTAGTTGGGCTGATGTTTGACGACAACATGGAGCACGTGGTGCTCATTAAGAAGCAGCACGGTCCGAAGTATGTCGTCGGCTACTGGAACGGGGTGGGTGGCCACATGGAGGAGGGCGAAGCGCCGATAGACGCAATGATGCGGGAGTTCCAGGAGGAGACTGGGGTTCGTACGTTCTCCACATTCTGGACCCAGTTCACTACGCTGGCCGGAGAAGGCTTCCGAATCTACTTCTTCTATGGCAGGGACACCGATATCCTTCAGCGCACCCACACCACCACGGATGAGGTAGTAGGCACGTGGGCCGTGAGAAACATCGCGATTGACGATAGTCGCCTGGTCCCCAACCTACTCTGGATGATCGCATTCCTCTGCGACTCAGGAACCATGCCGGTGGTGCCCGGACCTATTCTCTGCACAAATGTGGACGACAAATGATTCAACAGCCACTCTTCCAACCTGATGCGGATTGGTCCCCGCCGAAGGTCAGCTCGCTTCCCTCCTGGGCTAATGCCCAGAGGGTGGCGATCGACTGTGAAACGCGGGACGACCACATCCGGAAGCTCGGACCAGGAGTTCGTCGTGGTGGCTACGTGTGTGGCTACTCCTTTGCAATCGAGGACGGACCCAGCTTCTATGTCCCGCTGCGTCACGAGGGCGGTGGCAACGTCCCGAATCCAGAGGCCGCGATCCAGTATCTCCGTGACCAGGCCAAGGTCTTCACCGGCACCATATGCGGCGCTGGGATACAATACGACCTTGACTACTTTGCTGAGATGGGGATTGTCTTCCGAAATGCTAAGTGGTTCCGTGACGTGCAGATTGCCGAGCCACTACTCGACGAGCTTCAGATCTCCTACTCCCTAGAGAACATCGCTCAACGACGGGGTGTTCCCGGTAAGAGTGAAGACGCCCTCTATGATGTAGGGGCCTTGATGGGTATCCCGAAGAAGGACATCAAGGCAAACATATGGCGTATGCCGGCACAGCATGTCGCGGCCTACGGTATACAGGACGTTGAGCTTCCGTTGCAACTACTCCGGCGCCAGGAGAGGGAGATCGACGACCAAGGGCTGTGGGAGGTCTACGACCTTGAGTCCCGGTTGCTACCTGTCCTGGTGAAGATGCGGCGACGCGGTGTCCGGATCAGTTTTGACCGGTTGGCTCAGGTTGAGAAGTGGGCCATTGAGGAAGAGACGAAGTGCTTAGACACAATCCATATGCTCACCGGCACGCGGCTCGAACTCAACGAAGCCACTAACACGAACATCGTAGCGCCTCTTCTCCGGCACCATCTCGGCTGCACCATACCGAAGACCAGAGCTGAGAAGCCGAAGGACTCTGTTGACAACGACTTCCTCGTCGCCCTAAACAAGCCTCTGTCCATAGCCCTCTACCGTGCACGAAAGATCAACAAGGTGCGGACCACGTTCGTGAACAGCGTTCGTGAGCACGCGGTTGGCGACAGGATACACTGCACATTCAACCAGCTACGGAAGACCGACGATAACACCGGCGACGACAAGGGTGCACGGTATGGCCGTCTGTCTTGCACGGACCCAAACCTCCAGCAGCAACCTTCCCGGGATGATCCCGACCATGACCTCTACATCGCCAAGCGCTGGCGGTCGATCTACCTCCCGGACGAAGGCGGCATCTGGGCCTGCAACGATTTCTCTCAGCAAGAGCCACGGTGGTCCGTTCACTACGCTGAGACGTGCCACTTGGAGCCAAAACTGCCACGGTTCAACCACCCGTCGGCCGTCATGGCAGCCGAGAAGTATCGGAACGACCCGCTGACTGACAACCACACGATGATGTCTCGGATCATCTACGACCTGTCTGATGACCAGATGCCGGAGAAGTGGCAGCGTACCAACGCCAAGATCATCTTCCTCGGTCTCTGCTATGGTATGGGTGGAGCGAAGCTCGCCAGGTCTCTGGGCCTGCCGACGGTGTGGAAAGAGAAGTGGGACGGGAACGGTAAGTATGAGGCCGCAGGTCAGGAAGCCCAGCAAGTGCTGGACCTATTCAACCAGAAGCTCCCGTTCATCAAGGCGATGGCGAAGCTCTGTGAAGGACGAGCCAAGCGCCGTGGCTTCATCCGCACGATTCTAGGCCGGAAGTGCCGGTTCCCAAAGGACGCCAATGGCAACTACGACTGGACATACAAGGCGTTCAATCGGTTGATCCAGGGCTCCTCCGGAGACCAGACGAAGAAGAGTATGGTAGATGGCGACGACGCCGGATTCAGAATCCAGTTGCAGGTCCATGATGAGCTCGACTTGACAGTCAGCAGCCCAACCGTGGCTGAAGATTTGGCTAAACTAATGCGTGAGTCTATACCAGGAAGAGTCCCGTTCAGGGTTGACGTCGAAGTCGGTCCCTCATGGGGCGAAATTAAGGAGGCAGCGTAGATGGGACAGCGTGAGATACCAGGAGAAAAGAAGGACGCAATCGCTGAGGACATTCTCCTCGGTAGTATGACCCAGCGAGAGATCGCCGAGAAGCATGGCGTTGCGACTGGCTCGGTTGGTAAGGTCAAGATTGAGTACGGACTCCAGAATGCCCAGAAGGTGCGGACCGACATTGTGTCGGAGCTCGGTCAGAACGGCGGGACGCTAAAGATCGATTCTGTTCAGGAGAAGGGGAACCAGCCGAGATGGCTGAACATCAAGAATCCCCGGGAGCTACTCAAGGCGTGCGATGTTGATCCGGATGTCTGGATGGCTGACCGATGTCGCGTCTCCTCGTCGGAAGTAACGATGAAACTGAAGAACGTCGCCGGTAGGCTATCAACCCACAAGCCGGTGACGTACACAAACGTCCACGTCTCTGTGCAGCTCAAGCGCCGGAAGCCGTGGGAGCAGGCTACGATGGGAGCCATCGAACGGCTGCGTACGAGCAAGATCACGGTTCCCAAGGTATCCTACAAACGGAAGAAGGAGGGTGTCCTCCTGGAGTGGTGCCCGTATGACCATCACCACGGCCTGCTGGCATGGGCACCTGAGGTAGAGGCCAACTGGGACCTGAAGATCTCAGAGCAGTTCTTTGACCTTGCGTGCCAGGACGTCATCCGAAAGGCGTCGATGTTCGAGATCGAGCGTATCCTCGTGCCCTTCGGCCAGGACTGGTTCCACTGCAACGACCCGTCCTATGCGACGCCGGCAGCGAAGCACCGGTTGGATATGGAAGGCCGGTTGATCAAGGTGTTCGAGACAGGATACTGGTCCCTGTTCCAGGGCATCGAACGGCTCCGTCAGATAGCGCCGGTGGATGTTATCTGGGTTCCCGGCAACCATGACCCGGAAACCTCCTACTATCTGGCGAGGGCCCTGGCTGCTCACTACATGAGCGTGGACGGGCAGTATCGCAAGGGTGTGACCGTTGACTATTCCCCACGCTCCCGCAAGGTGTATCCGTGGGGCAATAGCTGTATTGGCTTCTCCCATCCAATGGGTCGGTCCCTCTGGGAGAAACAGCGTGGCGTCTTCGCCGAGCTCTTCCCGAAGGAGTGGGCAGCAGCGCGGCACCACGAAATCCACACCGGCCATCTCCACAAGGTGATGGAGTTAGAGTACATGCAGGCGGACACAGCCGGGAGCCATACCGTGATCCGCATGCTCCCGTCCCTCTGTGCCTCGGACAAGTGGCACCATGAGATGGGCTTCCTCGACAAGAACCGTGCCAGTGCCTCTTTCATCTGGACCAAGGAGGACGGCCTGGCCTGCCAGTTCACCACGAGGGTGAAAGTTGACTCGTAAACTGCTCGTCATCTCGATAGCGTTGCCGTTCGTGGCCTTGTCTCTATGGGACCTGAGCCACGGACGGTATAGGACCGGAGTTATCGCGGCGCTGTTGGCCGTAGTCAATGCGATGATCTACTGGTGAGCGAACTCCTAACAGGTCTGTGCGGCATCGTGATGTGGTATACGTTTGTCCGCATCTACTGGGAATGCCTGTGCTTCTTCTACACAAGGCGGTGCTTTATGGACTTGAAGAAACTCGAGACACATGTGAGGCTTTGCCGGCGGAACCTCAGGAGCAACAGGGTGCGATGTTGTGCCACTTGCCCGTTTGAGGAAGAGATCGTTTCTCAGTATCCCGACCTGCAAGACCTCTTTGACAAGAAACGGGAGCGAATATCATGACAGAGTACATCGTAGCAAGTCTGACCCTGCTGATCCTGGCGTTCATTCAGAACATCTCGTTCAGCATCGTGAGCCGGTCGCGAAACCGTAACAACATGCGGTTCCACCTGATCGCGGCCTTCTTCTCCAACTCGATCTGGTTCCTCACCTTCAGGAGCCTGGTCAAAGCAGACATGAGCCTATTCCTCTTTCCCTGGTACTGTGCGGGCACAATGATCGGCTCTGTCTTCGGGGTGCAAATCTCAATGGCGATCGAAAGGTGGCTCGGCGCTGAGGCCGACGGCCACGTCCGGAAGGTTCAGACTCCAGCCGTACCACCTACGTCAGTGAGTAAGGCGGAGATCGAACAGGCCGTCGCCCGTATCGCCCGTATCGAACAGTTCATGAAGATCCAGCGCCGGGACTTTGACCCTAATGCATGAGCCCTTCAAGACAAGAGATCGCCTCCCTGGAAACCGGAAGCCTACCGTCCATGTGACGGTAGGCTGTTCCCGGTGCGGCAAGACCTCCTGGGCCAATAACCACAGGAAGATGCTGGACGCCACCATCCTGGGCGGTGACGACATCCGCCGAGCTCTCAACGTGGATCGGTACAACGCCGATGTTGAGCCGAGAGTAGGTTCCATCCTACAGATCGCAGTTGATGCCCTTCTTCATCGTGGTCAGAACGTCATCATTGAGGAGACGAACCTTACTGAGGTGGATAGGTTCAGGTGGATGCAAATTGCCCAGGGAGGGCTCGCGGAGTTGACCTGGGTCACGTTCGAGAATCCACCTATAGAGGAGTGGAGGGCCAGGGCTGCTCGGGCTGATTTCCCTTGGTCTATAATAGAGCACCAACAACGGATATACCAGCCTCTTCAGGAGTGGGAGGTCGACGGTATCGGTGTTATCGATGGGAGTAGGGGATGAAAGGCGTGGTCAACTACAACTACTACACGGCGCTGCTGTTCGAACGGCGTCCCGATGTGCACATGACGGTGCACTACTATCCGAACCTGACGCCGAGAAAGCTCGGCCAACTCATTGTCAACGTTGACGATCTGCTGTCGGGGTTTGACCTACGGCAGTTCAAGATGAAGCTCGACGTTGAGGACTGGTTCGGACCGCGACATACCGTGGGGGTGCTGCGGCCCACCAACATCGAATTGCCGGTGTGGGTTGAGTCCCTATCGGCACGGAATTGGAGTCCTCACATCACTTGTAAGGACAGGGCTCTCACGGTCAAGGCTATCGCGTTGGCCATCATGACTAAGAAACGGGAGATCGTACGGTGGAACCTGCACAGATAAAGGAGCGAGACATCCGGCTGCTCCGGTTGGCTCTTGGCGTGTCCACGAAGTCTCCGGACCCGACCACTAAGGTTGGGGCGGTGCTGGCAAATGACGCTGGTATCGCCCTTGTCTGGGGCACCAATCGGTTCCCGACCGGCATCACACATGATCATCGACTTGATGATCGACCCTTGAAGAACGAGATCGTCATCCATGCGGAGCCGAACGTAGTTCTTCAGGCGCTTGGGAAGTTTGGGGCTCAGGAGATGCCCTTCATGACTCTCTACATCACGCATCTACCGTGTGCTCGCTGCACCGGTATAATACTTGATGCCGGTATAGGGAGCGTCGTTTGCATTGAACCGAGTAAGGACTTCTTCTCTCGTTGGGGAGCGTCCTGTGAATTGTCCCGAAGTCTCTTTGAGGAGGCTGGGGTGCCATTAACTGAGTACTCTAATGAGGAGCTGTATCAAAATGGCAAAGAAGAACCTGAGTGACTTGTCGCTACAACAGTTGGCGGCTGTCAACAATGCCTGTGCTGACCGGTACGAGGACATCAAGAAGGTGTCCAAATTCCGTTCGAAGGATGACGCGCTGGCGACAGTCCGCACCGTGCTCGCCGAGACCGGGGAGAGGGTCATCTTCCTGCTGAAGCCGGACTACGTCAAACGTGGCAAGGCGGCTCCGCGATTCGTTCTCTACCGAGACGGCATGATTGCGTCCGAGTACGTCGACGCCTGTGTCGACATCGATCACCCTCGCGGCGAGGCCATGCGTGACCTTCGCTACGACGCAAACCTGGGGTTGATCGCCCTTGTCTGAATCAGGGATGAGACAGAAGGTCGTCGGGGCTCTCCGGTCCCTGGATGCCATCTCGGTGGAAAATCCAGTAGGACCGGGGACGCCCGACGTCAACTTCATCGAGGGCTGGGTGGAGCTGAAGTGGCTCCGTGCCTGGCCAAAGCGCCCTGAGACGCCTGTCACTCTCGACCATCCCTTGACGCCAGAACAAAGGGCTTGGCACAAGCGTCGCAGCAAGCGCGGTGGCAACACATGGGTCATGCTCCAGTGTGGTCGCGAGTGGCTCCTCTTCAAGGGGATCGTCGCGGCCGAGCACCTGGGCACAGCGACCCGGAGCGAATTGTACCACCACGCCACCATATGGTGGAGGAACGGACTAGACACCAACGGACTTATTGAGGCGCTCAATGCAACCGAACTATAAAGCGTCTGTGGAGTTTCTGGAGAAGTGGTGCCCAGGAGGGCCGTGGGTTCTCACCGCCATCTCCCTGGATAAGAAGAGTATCGACACGAAGACCTTCCGCAAGGCGGAGGACGTGCTTGCCTGGTTGCAGGCCTTCGGTGCTGAACGGAACATCTACTTCTCCGTAAACTCTACTCGCTACGACGTATCTAAGAAGCCGATGAGGGAGGATGTGAAGGCCCTCGATTGGCTGCATGTGGACATAGACCCGAGGGCCGGGGAGGATATACAGAAGGAGCAGGCGAGGGCCCTGGGGATCCTCCAGTCTCCTCCAAACGGCTTGCCTCGGCCTACCGTGATAGTCTTCTCGGGAGGCGGATACCAGGGCTTCTGGAAGCTCGAGGAGCCGAAGAAGATAGACGGTGAGGAAGCCCTATACGAGGACGCGAAGCGCTACAACCAGGGGCTTGAGCTCGCGTTCGGTGCTGACAACTGCCACAACGTAGACCGCATCATGCGGCTCCCGGGGACGCTGAATCGCCCTGACGCTCGAAAGCGGAAGAAGGGCCGGACAGTTCAGCTCGCCACCCTCATCTCCTTTGAGGAAGATCTGGTCTATCCCCTGTCCAAGTTCACTCCGGCGCCAGCCGTCCAGGCGGAACAGTCTGGCTTCGGTGCAACGAAGAAGGTAAAGATCTCTGGCAACGTCAAGAGAATCGATGACGTCAACGACTTGCCGGCGGAGGTCACCGACCTGTGTAAGGTGGTTATCGTACAGGGCCACGACCCGGACAACCACGAACGGTTCCCCTCACGAAGCGAAGCATTGTTCTTTGTCTGTTGTGCGTTGGTTCGTGGCGGTGTCGACGACGAGACCATCTTCAGTATCATAACGGACCCAGACTTCAACATAAGTGCCTCCGTATTAGAGATGGGCCGTAACGCCGAGAGCTATGCCATCCGGCAGATCGAAAGGGCCAGAGAGGACGCGGTAGACCCACTCCTGCGGGAGATGAACGAGACCTACGCTGTAGTGCGAATCGGAGGTAAGACACGCGTGGTGTTTGAGGAATGGGACGAAGTCCTTGAACGCCACCGGCTCTGCAAATCGACCTTCGAAGACTTCCGCAACATGCACATGAATCGTAGGGTCCAGCAGGGTCAAGATGCCCAGGGAAATCCCCGCTTCGTCCCTCTGGGCAAGTGGTGGCTCGAACATGAGAACCGTCGACAGTATAAGAGGGTCACGTTTGCACCTGAGCATGAGGTGACGGACGCCTTCAACATGTGGCGGGGATTTGCAGTAGAGCCGATCCCGGGGAACCAACATGGACTCTATCTTCAACACATTTGGGAGAACGTTTGCGGCAACGACGAGGCCCTCTTTGACTACGTCGTAGGGTGGATGGCCTCCGCAGTACAACACCCTGCTACACCTGGCCACACGGCGCTGGTGCTACGTGGTGATCAAGGTGTCGGTAAGGGCTTCCTCGCAAGGACGTTCGGCAAGATCTTTGGCCGTCACTTCCTGGCGGTGTCCAACGCCAAGCACCTGACCGGCAACTTCAACGCTCATCTCCGCGACTGTGTCGTACTCTTCTGCGATGAAGCGTTCTACGCTGGTGACAAGACCCACGCCTCCACCTTGAAGACCCTGGTCACTGAAGACTCCATCATGGTAGAGCCGAAGGGTGTAGACACCGAGATGACGGCGAACTGTCTTCACCTGATCATGGCATCGAATGAGGACTGGGTTGTGCCGGCAGGCTACAAGGAACGGCGATTCTGCGTGCTCGACGTTGGTGAGAAGCATATGCAGGACGGGGTCTACTTCCGGAAGATCAAGGAGGCTATGAATGCTGGTGGATACCAGGCGCTGCTCCATATGCTGCTGACTTACGACCTGTCCGGTTTTGATGTACGGAAGCTCCCGCAGACACAGGCCCTGCGAGATCAGAAGATTCACAGCTTCGAGACTACGGATGAGTGGTGGTATCAAAAGCTCCTCGATGGTAAGGTGCTGTTGGAGCACGACGGCTGGAAGCCGAACGTTCTAGTCAACGAGCTGACCGCAGACTACACGGACTATACCAAGCAGTTCAGTAACGCCAGTAGGCGAGGCTCCGCCACCAAACTCGGCCAGTTCCTGTCTCGTGCATGCCCAGGAGAGTTTCCGGTGCGGTGGCAGGGGCGGGAGACGGTCGTCTACCAGGACAAAACAATCCAACGGCCATACTACTACCGACTCCCAACACTTGAGGAGGCACGGGACCACTGGGATAAGAAGTTTGGCGGACCGTACGAGTGGCCGGAGTGTGAGCAGGAAGGCGGACCGGAAGGAGGCGATGAAAATATACCGTTCTAGTCAAAATAGATTTTGCTTTGCTCCTGAAATAGTTTATGCTATAGGTAGAAAGGAGAAGAGCTATGGACCTATTACAGTATAAAGAGGGAGTTCGCGGTCATAGGGTTGAACCGCGACTCGGCAAGCGCCTGAACATCCATCCTGATGTGACGAGGCCGCGAGAACGTTACTTTGCTCCTGACTCCCGCCGATGGTGGCGGAAGGGTCAAATGCCTCAGCGAGACTCCTACCGACAGCGATGCTATAGGGCGGAGGACCGATTCGCCAATAAGGTGGAGCAGCGAACCTTCGGCAACATCACAGAGGTCGCCAAGTATGTGCGAACCTTCCTAGAGAAGCCCTGGTTCCAGCGCCGGTTCCCTCTGTTCCGGAACTGTGTGGTTCGGTACCAACCGGGGACTCGAGTTTCTCGCGGTGGGCCGCAGACCTACGCTGAGGGACGCAACGAAGTCGCCACCGGACGCATCACGCTCTCCTCCTGGGGCATGGGGCAAAAGGGTGGTAAGGGTGGCGAGATCGTCGTACTCCATGAGCTGGCCCACGCGGTACTCCCGCACGGTCATGGTCACGACCGACGATGGGCTCGGCACTTCATAGAGTTCGTAGGCTGCATGATGGGGCAGGCGGCACGGAAGATCCTGATGGACGAGCTCCGCAAAGAGGGTGTTCCGTTCTCCCCATTCAAGGTGATTGACTTCACGGAGGAGCAATTGGTACGGCTCGCTGCCGCGCGGCCGAACGGGAAGGAGGAATGATGTTGATCTGCCGGTATTGTCAAACGTCGGTCGTCGATTCAACGACAAAGACCTGTCCCAACTGTGGCACCGTGAATGCCTTGGTGCCGAATGGCGGTTGCGTCCATATGACTCCGGAGACTGGACCTGTTGCCGACAAGCCGAGCGAAGCGATCATCTCTGAGGCAGAGCTGAACCGCATGATGGGCCTTGATCCAAAGGCCGACCCATACGGACCGCACGGTGCAGTCAACGCCACCAACGGAGACCGGACCATCTGGATTGGTAAGTCGCCGCAGTTCAAAGAGCTCGTCAAAGGGGTTGAGGTTCGGCAGGTTGCCGGCATCGTGAGCCACATAACAGGCATCGGATGGAAGAACGATCTGGACATAGGTCTGGCCCTGCTGTTGGAGGCACAGGAATGAAGTCGAAAGTCATCAACTACCGCTGGAGTTCTGCCTTCCAACCTGAGAAGGACGCACCGATCTGGCCATACATCAACCATCCGATCGACCTTGTCTTCGCGGATCCTCCGTACAACTACGGCGTCAAGTATGCCGACGACCAGACCAAGGATAAGCTGCCTGAGGCGGACTACCAGTATCTTGTTGAGTCCACGCTGTTCAAGCTGTCCAAGATGGTCAAGCCGGGAGGTTCGGTATGGTGGCTGTGCCCTTCAGAGCACGGCGAGTGGGTCTGGCCGCTGATCACCAAATACGGTCGACTCATGTACGATCGACCCATCATCTGGTACGAGCGCTTCTCCCAGTACAGCCAGACGCGGCTGACCGGCGACTACCGTCTTCTCTTCCCGATGCTAATCGGCGACGAACCACGCGTCTTCAACGGCGACGACATCCGAGAGCAGTCTGTCCGCCAGCAAATGGGAGACCCTCGTGCCAACCCCAACGGTCGCGTCCCTGGGCATGTGTGGACGGTCTCCCGTCTTCAGGGCAACGCAAAGGCCAGAGTCGACTGGCATAATGCCCAGATAGGACCGGCTCCGCTGGAGAGGATCGTACAGGGCTGGACCAACGAAGGTGATACGGTCCTGGACGCCTTCTGTGGATCGGCGTCTCTCGGGGTGGTGTGTAAGGCCCTCGGCCGCAACTTCGTTGGGATCGACGGCTCTCCAACCTACTGCAAACTCGCAAGACAACGCATCAAGGAGGCTCCCAGTGCTGAGTAACACCCAACTGCTTCTATCCGGCGCCACAAAGCGTCTGACCGTGTCAGCTGAACAGGGCCTGTTCCGTAGGCTCGTGGCTGCACGCAACACCGTGAACAATCTGGAGAACCAGAGGCGTAGACGAACGCCTCAGGAATCCTCACAACTGGGAATCGCACGTCAACAATTGTCTATGGTGCGGGAGCAGTTGGTGACGGCCAACCTTCCATGCGTTGTCCACATTGCACAGAAGTATGTGGCTGGTGGTATAACGCAGGAGCAGCTGGTTTCTGAAGGGCTCGTTGGCCTACTCCGGTGCATCGATAAGTTTGACCCGGAACGTGGGTTCAAATTCTCGACGTATCTGTGCCGGTCCCTGATCAACATATTCTGCCGGTTCATAGCGAAGCAGCGCCGGCACACAGTAGGTAGGGTTGATGACGAAGAAGACTACATCCAGGAAACCGAGTCGGCCGAGTCGTATGACTACGACGAAGTGGTTGATCTTGTCGACGCCCTCGACACCAACCGAGCCGAGCTCACTGAAGTTGAGATGGCTGTTATCCGGTTCTCCTACGGCATCGGGGTTGAGGGAGGACCAAGAACCATGCACGAGATTCACATGATCGTCGGCCTGACGAAGGGTCGGGTTCAGCAGATTCACGGCGATGCGGTGGACAAACTGAGATCTGTTCTAAAGGAGGCACACGATGAAACTGAGCGATTTGATTATGGCAGGCAAGGCGCTTCTGACACGGAGCAAGAAGCCGGAAGAGGAGCCTGTGATGCGAATGCCGACACGCCGGTATAAGGGTGTCAACTACGTCCGCATCCCGAACAAGATCAGGAAGCGATTCGGCGCGGCTGAGCGTCGATGAGCTTGAAGCAATCCGGGAAAACCTTGATCGGCCAATAGCTGAACGGCTACGACGACACCAAATAGCGCTCAACACCGTTGAGCTACTACAGAAAGCGAGGAAAGTGGAATGAAGTCAGTCACCATCGATGGTAGAGAGTTCTTGGTCGGGTTCCAACGGCGTCACGTCGACTTTACGATCCCCGGGACCGACCGCACACGGAAGGTGGCGGAGACAACCTGCTGTCTGTACGGCGACTCAGCCATTGTCGCCTCAGGCACGGTCCGCTGCTGCAACAAGGACCAGGACGTACGGAAGCGCGGCTACAAGCACGCTCTCCGCAAAGCCCTTCAAACGGTGTGCCATGAGCATCGTCGGCAGGTCTGGTCGCAGATGGAGGAGCTATTCGTATGAGCCACATACTGATCCAGAACAAGGGTGAATTGCCCCTGTGGGGCATGCGTCTCCTGGGCTTGTCCAACAAGCGTGAGGATCAGATCGGCCAGTTCGGCACAGGCCTCAAGGAGAGCATCGCTCTCCTGGCGCGGCTGGATAAGTTGCCGGTCATATTCTCCGGAGATCTACGAATCGACTTTGGCGTCCAGAACATCGACGGCCAGGACGAGATCTGCTTCAAACTGTCCGAGCGCCGGGAGCGTTGGAGCCCAGATGAGTGGCACGGGATGGGGATGCACCCCAACTTCGGTAAGGCCGACTGGAACGATCCGTGGATGATATTCCGCGAGATCATCTGTAACGCCTTGGACGAGTCAGGCGTGGATTGCCTGTATCACGATGTGGTCTCGTCTACCTTGGAGGGTAAGCCAGGGGCGACCCGAGTCTACATCCCCGTCACACCAAAGATACTGGAGGCCTACACGAAGGTCCATGACCGGCTTCTACAGCTATCGGACGTGGCTACGGCTCAGCCGGTGTACGAGGGACGCGTCCTCGTGAAGAGGGAGAACCATCCCGGTCTTCAGGTGTACCATCGCGGGGTGTGGATTCAGGAGAGCAGCGTCTGCTCCCTGTACGACTACGAGATCGGCGACCTGAAGCTGAACGAGAGCCGGTCGGCCGACTGGTACGACGTCAACTCCCGGATCGCTCGAGCCGTGGCAGCCTTTGGTCTTGAGCAGGCCAAGGCGCTGCTCGTGCGGATGCTCATCGACAGAAGGGCTCCGCTGCCGGATGTTGACTGTGGTGAGCCGTCCGAGGAGGAATGCGGCCAGATCACTATCCCGGACCACGCCACGTGCTATGAGGAGAAGTGCCTCACCACGGCCAGCCACTACACCAACGTGGCAGATGGCGACTCCTGGCGGGACGCCTTCACGGAGATCTTCGGCGAGAACGCGGTCATGTGCACCAACGACAAATTCTACTACGACAGGCTCGATGCCCTTGGGAAGAAGCCAGTCATCGTAGAGAAGGACGGTCTCCGCAACCTGTTGAAGGCAGCCGGTGTGCCGTTCATGTCACAGGTGCTCACCGCTGAGCAGCAAACTTACGAAGAGCTCCGAGAGCCGACCGAGGAAGAGAGCGCGGTGTTCCACCAGGTGTGGGAACAGTTCTGTCATCTCGGCCTGACCAAGGGTAAAGCCAAGCCGGGACACATGATGTTCCGTCAACGGCCAGGCCAGCATGACATCATCCATGGTGAGTATCGCAAGGGCATCTGCTACATCAACATCGATGATGCTGGTTCCCGTCAGGAACGACTGGCCTGCATCGAAGAAATCGCTCACCACCTATCCGAGGCGATGGACCACAGCAAGGAGTTTCAGCACTACCTCCTGAAGCTGGCTGACGCCTCCATGTTTGAGAGGGAGACCGTATGAGTATCAAACCGTGTAGTCTTTGCCGGCGCTACGATACCTGTGAGCATCCGGAGAAAACGATGGACCAGAGGCCGGTGCAGAACTGTAGCCTGTTCCGCTATGTCGGGGAACGCGGCGACCGGACCTGTCTCGAGTGTGAGAAGTATGGCGGGAACTGCGGCGATTGCCGTGGCACCAGGGAGTTCGCTCAGCACTGCGGCTCCTACAAGAGGGACCGTAGTGTCAACGTCATGCGTGGTCCCGTTGAGGGTCAGGTGCAGACAACGGTCTTCCCACCAAGGCTCATGAAGCATACCAGAGCGCCTGAAGTTGGTCCAGCCTACCTGGCCTATGATGGCAACGAGGACATGCTCCAAGATCTCTTCGGCATGCAGTATGAGCTCAACAAGAAGGCCGGTTTTGACGCCTACGAGTTGATCCTCGACGACGGGCATCTTGACCTGCTTGAGGGTGGCAAGTGGCTCAACGCCTACATCACCGCCATGATCGGTGAGCTGTGCGAGCTACGGGATATGACCTATTGGAAGCACTGGTACAAGGAGGCACGCGAGGGCCGGCAGTACGAGATCCACAACCTTGACCACGCCAAGGTCGAGGCGGTCGACTGCCTGTTCTTCCTCATCAGCATCTTCGAGGCCCTCGGCATGAGTGCCAACGAGGTCTTCGCCTTGTATGAGGCCAAACTGGCTAAGAACCACGCACGTCAGGACGACGATTGCACAACCGAAGAGGCTAAGGGATACGACCTATGAGTGATCCACTGGAGCGTGAGTATGGTGTCCTCCTGGGCCTTACTGCACCAATTCTGTTACAACGCGCCCGCGATTATCGGGAGCTCGCCGAGATGGTGGGTGCCGATACTCCTGCTGGCCTTTATCTGGGATCGCAAGCCCAGAGGGCGGAAGACGCCATCAAAGCACTTGGGAGGGCATTCAATGCCAGACGATGAGTACCACATGAGCGATGAGCATATGGAGGCGATCGCTGACCACCAGGTTGTCAAGCTCGCCTACGAAACTGCCTTCAAGGAGTGGCAGGCTGCCTCGTCGGCTTTGGCGGTGCAGCTACAGCGATCCGCCTGTATGCTCGGCGTGGGAGCGAAGGCTGTACAGGCACAGAACAAGTATCTGGGTCTGATGAGCAACCTGACTGAGCAATTCGCCGAGGACACCAGACGCCTGGCTCAAAGTTTCAGGGCAGATCTAGATAATTTGACTGAATAGCGTTTTGGTTTCCACATCGATTGGTTATACTTTAGGTATGAAGACGACAAAAGAAACCAATCGAAAGGGTGAAACCATGACTAAGACACTCGCTTTCAGAAACGACGTTCAGGCTGCCCTGTGGGAAGAGGAGCTGACCGGCCAGATCAGTGACGGCAAGTGGGAAAACGCCAGGCCGCTGAATCACTGGGAAGTCTGGTGCGATGCTGATGTTATCGTTGACCCGGACGGCGTTGGCCGCAACTTCCACGTGACGAAGTGCAACTACGACCTCAACAGCATGGACCTGCTGGACTGTGTCGGCGATCGTATGCTGGCTCTGGCTCGCTTGGTCCGCCGGTATGGCCTGGCTGACGGCGTCCTCTTCTACGAGCTCTACTCGTGGGATGGTACGATCCGCGACCTGTCGCCCGACCGGTATCCCGGTGAGCGATACGACCGCATCCGCGAGAACATCGTGACTCGGCTGAAGGCGCTTGGCATCTCGGCCGACGACCTTGAGCTGGTGGTCAAAGACGTCCGCGAGACTCCCTCCCAGAAGCCCTTCGGGTTGAAGGAGCTGAGGGCTGAGCTCAAAGACATGAAGAAAATCATCAAGAACGAGGCCTGCTGATTTGGCTTCTTCCCGGTTGTAGCGTATTGTTTAGGTAGGGCAATGGTGCCCTACCTTGGAGGTTACCATGGCTATCAGATGCGAACACTGCGGTGTGCCCCTGGCGAGTCAGTCCTACTCGATCTGCCCTCCCTGCCGGGAAGAGATCGACAAGCAAGAGGACGAGTGCGTCACGGACGAAAAGGCCACGTTGCTGGTCGACGCCATCGAGGACTTCATCTCGGCACGTAGGGACGCCGACGACAGTCCCGAGAGCGTTGGTGAGCAGCGCCGTCTCAACGAAGCACGCGAGGAGCTGAAGCGTCTGGTGAAGGAGATAGTCCTGTGAGGCTGTACCTCCGCATGTTCCTCTACTGCCTGCAAGTGTACGGCTTCGCTGCCCTGGTCTTCCTTGGCCTGTTCGGCTTTACGGTGGACCTGACAGTGGGGCTGTTGACTGTGGCCGTCATGGTTGCGGCTGCCGTGATAAGTGCTCTACTCTATTGTGTTGGAGGGTGGATTGATGGCAAGAGCTAAAGATTGCCGGACGTGCCTGTTTCTCGAACGCTGCCCCACTGTGCAGCCCTGTGCCAGCTGTCTGGATGAGGCAACCTACGGCCATGGCCACGTTCATTACTATCCAGCGAACAGCGGTTCGCTGGGCTATCGCTTCCCGGCCGCAGCTGTGATCGGCGCTCTGTGCGGGTTTGCGGCGCTGGCCTACTACATCTTGGTGAGCTCATGAGAGATCGACTGACAATCCCGATGGCGGCCAAGCCCTACGTCGCGGCGAGGACGAGCTTCCCCGCTATGGCTCAGCCGAAGTTCAACGGCATACGGGTTCACTACGACGGCGATGTCGCCTGGACGAGGACACCAAGGCTCCACAAGCCACACATACAGGGCTTCCTCAAGAAGTTTGTGCCCACGGTCCCTGCCGGCTGGATACTGGACGGGGAGCTGATGCTCGACCAGAGGAAGTGGGACTTCACCGAGACCTGTTCGGCGGTCAAGGGCGACGGCGCTCATCCCGGCTTTCTCGCCGGTGACATGCAGTTTATCATCTACGACGTCAACATGACCAACCACCCTGTGGTCCCGTTCTGGAGCAGATGGACCAACCTCTGCGACTGGTATCCTGGGCTGTTGAACGATCTGAAGAAGTCGGTGTTCCTGTCGGCCTGCTACCGTGTTGATGATGCCCAGATGGTCGATCACTGGCTGAAGGTCTGGGTCAAGGGCGGATATGAGGGTGCCATCGTTCGCGACATGTACGCTGCCTACCAGGAAGGGAGCTCGGGTCGGGCGCTTCAGAAGTACAAACAGTTCTTTGACTCGGAGTTCGAGATTGTCGGCGTCAAGGAGGCAACCGGCAAGGATGCGGGGACGGCGGTCTTCATCTGCTGCATGCCTGGCAACAAGGCGGATACCTTTGACGTGCGGCCGAAAGGCTCCATGGCTCTTAGAAGGGAGTACTGGACCAATCGTGCTGAGCTGATCGGTAAGATGCTCACGGTGCGGTATCCCGACAAATTCGAGAAGACAGGGAAGCCACAGTTCGGTCAGGGAGTAGCGATCCGTGACTACGAGTAAATCATGCAACAACTGTCGATACCGCGTCAGCGTCAGGTTCTGGCGCCGATGCTCCTTCTGTGGTATGGGTCTCGGCGATGTATGGAAACCCAGGCTGTGGCCGAGCTTCGTCTGCTGGCTCTTCGGGCATGGCCCGTTGGGCACGCACATCGATGACCCTGACTTTATCAGGGCGATTTACTACTGCTCCCGTTGTGGAGAGACTGGTACGCTGAGGCAGCTTCGTGGGTAGGCCTCCGGGAGAAGGCGTCGGCCCAGGCAGCTGGCGATCCACCGCCAGATGACGCCGGTCCAGAAGCTGAGGGCGGTGTTCATGTTGCGGCGGATGGCGATCCGGTTGAAAATGGCGGCAGCGAGGAGGACAAGAGATGAATGGCAAGGGTGACACATACAGACCTGTGGATCGGCGGAAGTATGACACGACCATGCTACTCCTCAGCGGTGTGGTTTGTCCCTGCTGCAAGGGAGAGGGCGTCGAAGGTGACGACGACGACGAGTGTCGACTCTGTCACGCCGTCGGCATGGTAGAGAAGTGGGTTGCTCGCCGGTTCAGGGCATGGGGAGAAGAGATCTTATGAGCAAGGTGCTAAGACAGCGTGACCGCGTCAAGGAGCAGGCGCTGTCGCTGCTGCGGAAGATCGTAGAGGGTGACGATGATGGTCGATTTACTGAGGGCGGTGACATGTGTGAGAAGGAGATCGCCGCTGCCCGTAAACTACTGAGGAGGCATGAGAGATGTCAGAGTTCCAGAAGGGCGATCAAATCCAGATAACAGCACCAGGCCGCGCGGCTCTGCGTGCTACCGTTGTACACGCCGACGAAGGCGGCATTGCCTTCGAAGAGGGCTGGGAGAGGCAGTCGTGCGTCAGCTGTAAGCATAGCCGAGAGGCCGCTGACATGTATCCCTGCTCTGACTGCACCCATGGCCGTGACGATTTGTGGGAGCCGAAGAGATGAGGGTACCAAGGAAACCAAAAGACGGACAGGTAGCACTGCTCCGCAACTCGATGATCGGTGAGTTGGCCATCGAGTTCGTTCGGCTCTTTGACAGCCAGGAGGAGGCCGAGCAGCATGTGCGTCAGGAGCTACTGTCAGAGCCGGGAGACGTCTACATCATCGCTCCAATCGTCCGCGTTCTATGGGGCGAGGTATCGGTTCGGCAGCGGAAGGTGGACATCCCTGCCGGCGTCTCTGCGAACCTCCTACATAGGAGCTGACCATGCACCTACACCGATGGATCTACACCTGCGGCCACGAACGGTTCTGCCGGCGCTGCGGGGAGCATCAGTTCAAAGACAAGTGGGTCGGCTTTGGTAAGATGAGGTGGCGATCGGTCTGGAACTACAAGGAGCACGGCATACTGGAGGCTGCCATCTGGTGGTTCACAAAGTCACCTGTCGAACGGGAACGCGTCGCCAAGGCCGCATGTCTGTGGCACAAGAAGTGTGGCGGTGCCCTCAGCTACGACTACATCCGGCAGATGTATGAGGATCGGGAACGCTATGATCTACGTTGATGCGTTGGTGCCGTGCATTCCGACCGGGGTGTGGCGGTGGTCAAAGGCATGCCACATGCTCACGGACGGCGACCTGGACGACCTACACAGCTTCGCGTTGCGGCTCCGGCTGCGACGGTCCTGGTTTCAGTGGAAGCCGACTGGACTCCCGCACTACGACCTTACAGAGAGCAAGCGCCGGCAGGCTATCGCCCTCGGTGCAGTTGAGGTAGATCGCCGGGAAGTGGTCCGGTGTCTACACTATTGGAGACAGAAACGTAACGACGTTTGAAAGGAGCCGACATGCGAAAAGTCATCGTGACGATGGTGTTTCTGCTCTGTGTGGCGTTGGGCATTGCCTCCGTTGGGTGTGCCGCGCTGTACGAGTATGTGACGCCGACGACGGTCAACAAGCAGGGCATCGCCTACGTGGAGAAAGCAGGTGTCGTCGAGCCAGGTTCGCTCGACGGCTATGAATCCCTCTACAAGGCCAAGCAGCTCAAAGAAGCCCTACCGAAAGCACACAGGAAGAACATGCATGAGCTGCAACAGATGGTAGACGACGAGAATCTCGAGTGGGCCCTCCTGACGGATACGATATCTGCGGATGTCGACGTGGGAGAGTCCCGAGGTAAAGCCCTCTTCGCTCCTGGAGGCCTATTGACCACCCTGGGCGCTGCCTTCGGGATGGGCGGAGCCGGCACAGTGATCGGCAAGCTCTTCATGTCCAAGCCAGGAGATGTCTCTGGGTCACAGATGGAAGAGGCCGTCGCTGCGGTGAAGGGCAAGGTCACCGAGAAGGATCGGCAGTTCATACAGGTGGTGAAGGGAGTCCAGACGTTCATGACGGCACACCAGACAGTGGAGGCTGACGGCGCCAAGAAAGACGACGCGATAGCCACGGCGTTGAAGGCCGCGCTCTCCTCTGCCACTGACGACGACACCAAGATCGCGGTCCGTGTGGCCAAGACCTAGACAATAAGGAGCTTCGCAACGTGTCGCTGTCAGCTGGTGGTTCAGTGACACAACCAGGCCCTGCGGTCCGAGCCCGCAGGGCTTTTATCTTTGCCATCAGTGTAGACGTTATAATCGTTACAATTGATAATCGTTATAGACGTTACATCTAGTATAATCATCCACTTCCTTATATTCCCTACAGATAGATGTATTCCCTACAGACAGTCGGAATGCAACTCTACGTTGCGGAGTCGACTCTACCTTGGCTGAAGGTAGAGTCGCACGTAACTCTAGTGGTGGAGTGAGCAGACTCTACCGACTCTACTGACTCTACCTTGTTCCCAGTTGCACAGGCCACAGCCCAGAGACTCTGGAATGGGAGCTCGATACCTTATTCTCTCTTTCAAGGTAGAGTAGGTAGAGTACGTAGAGTCTGACCTTGTCGATAAAGGATTTACGTGCGACTCTACCTTGACTCTACCTTGCGAAGGTAGAGTCGAATGGTTATCGGTCGTTGGCTCGTCACAGAGTCTGGTCCTCTGGGCGATGGAGACCTCCACCACGTCCGCTGTCCCAGCCCTCAGCATCCAGAAACTTGCCTCTGGGCCACAGGTCGACTATGATAGAAGCATGAGCGAATCGCAAATTACAACCAGACCTACACCGGAATCAAGGATTGAACCTTTTGACGCGGCCTCTATCAAAACCTTTGTCCCGAAGGAAGCGTTCATCTCCCGATGTGGGTCTCGGAAGAAGTGGAAGGCTGAGGCGCTGTGCGATGTGCTCAACGAGATCTGCAACACAGGAGTCATGTACAGGGCCTGCCACGCCCACGGCCTGAGCTTTCCCCACTTCGCGAAACTACGGAAGGAGTGGCAGGAGATAGAGGACTTGGTGGAGATGGCCCATGAGTTCTACCGCCAGAAGATCTCGCACGTGATTCACGATCGAGCCGTTGACGGTTGGATGGAGCCGGTGTTCTTCAAGGGAGAATGCGTGGGCCATGTCCAGAAGTTCAGCGACCGGCTCCTAGAGCTACAGGCCAAGCGACACTGCCCGGAGTACAGGGACAAGTCGCAGGTGGATCATAACGTGACAGGTGGAGTGCTCCTTATCCCGGCAGCGCCGACAACCGACGTTGACGCCTACAAGGAGGGGCTGAAGCACCGGAAGCAAGTGACGTCAAGTGAGCACGGGACCACATCATGAGTGAGATACTCACGGTCGACTGGCGAGTGGAGGAAGGGGAGCTCAAGCCCTTCTACGGTGACGGCCACCAAGCCACATGGTGCCCGCAGCCAGGTAGCCAAGAGATCTTCCTACAGTGCCCCATTGAGGAGGTCCTCTACGAAGGGACACGTGGACCTGGTAAGACAGACGCGCTGCTCATGGACTTCGCTCAGCACTGTGGCCAGGGCTTCGGGGCCGAGTGGCGTGGCATCCTGTTCCGTCAGACCTTTCCTCAGCTCTCCGACGTCATAGTCAAGTCCAACAAGTGGTTCCCTGCAATCTTCCCTGGGATCAAGTACAACAGCTCAAGCCATGTCTGGACCTGGCCAACCGGCGAGACGCTGACGTTCTCCTACGGAGCCAGGGAGTCTGATTACTGGAACTATCACGGTAAGCAATGGCCCTGGCTGTGCTTCGAAGAGTTGACGACCTGGCCAGACCCCAAATTCTTCCTCAAGATGTTCTCCTGTGTCCGGTCCACGAAGCCAGGTATGCCTCGAAAGGTCCGAGCCAGCACCAACCCATACGGTCCTGGCCATAACTGGGTCAAGATGCGGTACGATCTACCTGTCCCTCCAGGGGAGATCCTTGGTACGCTGATCGAGGACACTGACCCGGAGATCCCGGACCGCATAGCCATTCACGGATGTCTTGATGAGAATAAGATCCTCTTGACGGCCGACCCGAACTACAAGGGTAAGATCAAGGCCTCGGCCAAGGGGAACAAGGCACAGCTGGCTGCCTGGCTGGACGGATCTTGGGACATCGTCGCAGGTGGGATGTTTGATGATGTGTGGAATGCGAATCGCCATGTTGTCCCACCCTTCGACATCCCTCACAGCTGGCGGATAGACCGGTCCTTCGACTGGGGCTCCTCAGCGCCGTTCTCCGTGGGGTGGTGGGCTGAGAGCGATGGCTCCGATGTACGGCTGAAGAACGGTAAGGTTGCCAGCACCGTCAAGGGCGATCTGTTCCGTATCGGTGAGTGGTATGGCTGGAACGGAGAGCCGAACGAGGGCGTCCGTATGGTGGATAAGGACATCGCCAAGGGTATAATTGAACGGGAACTGGCTATGGGCATCCATGAGCGTTGCAAGGCCGGTCCAGCCGATGGTAGCATCTTCAATAACGAGAATGGCGTATGCATCGCGACAAATATGATGGCTCCTCTGTTCGTGGACGGCAAGAAACGGCGGATCAGTTTCGTCGCTGCCGACAAGCGTCCCGGGACGAGGAAGGCCGGATGGTCGTTGATGCGGCAGCGGTTCCTGGCTGCCAATCCAGAGGTCCCAGGCCCACGCGAGTTTCCTGGGCTGTTCTGCTTCAGCACCTGCCGGCAGTTCATTCGAACCGTGCCGGTGATACCACGCGATCTGGACAAGGATCCCGACGATGTCAACTCCGATACCGAGGACCATATCGCCGACGAGGCCAGGTATCGCACCATGTTCTCAGGGTGGCGACCGAAGTCTGGTCGCGGCCGAGGCGTCCCGTCCTAAGGAGACCACATGAGCATCTCAGGTAAGCATCCCCTATACGGTGAGTTCTTTGACGACTGGACCTTGATGTCCGACGCCTATGCCGGTGAGCGGAAGGTAAAGAGCAAGAACATGCTCTACCTGCCAGCAACACCTGGTCAGCAGGAGGATGGGCTCAACAACGGTCAGGACGGCTACAAGTCCTATGTCGGCTACAAGACACGCGCCCGGTTCCCCGACTTTGTCGCACAGGCGGTTGAGGCCCTCCTCGGCATCATGCACCACAAGGAGGCCACGATCGAGTTGCCTCCGCAGATGGAAGCCCTCCGCGAAAGCGCTACCACCAAGGGCGAGTCACTCCAGATGCTGCTCCGCCGGATCAACGAGCACCAGCTCACGACCGGTCGGGTTGGCCTACTGGCCGACGTGGCCAACGACAGCCCTATCGGCACCATGCCCTATATCGCCATCTACAAGGCCCAGGACATTCTGAACTGGGACGATGGCCGTAGGGACGAGCTCGTCTACCAGGTGCTCAATATGGTGGTGCTGGACGAGAGCGAGTTCGAACGGGTGAACCACTTCAACTGGAAGCAGGTCAAGAAATACCGGCTCCTCGTGCTTGGTGAGCTTGATGAGAATCAAGTTGCCGGCACCTACCAGATGGGCGTCTACCGCGAGGAAGGCACCATGGAGTTCAGCGAGGAGGTCATGATCACCCCGTCTATCGGCGGGAATACTTTGACCAAGCTCCCGTTCGTCATCATCAACAGCAAGGACATCGTCGCCGATCCCGACGATCCGCCACTTCTGGGCTTGGCTCAGCTTGCCATGACCGTGTATAGGGGCGACGCCGACTACAGACAGGCGATCTTCATGCAGGGTCAGGATACCCTCGTCCTGATGGGTGGGGACGGCGAGAATCCCCGCATCGGTGCCGGCGCTGTGGTGAACCTACCGATCAACGGTGACGCCAAGTATGTGGGTGTCCAGAGCAAGGGCCTTCCGGAGATGCGGAAGAGCATGGAGAACGACAAGGCTGAGGCCGCTGAAATCGGCGGCAAGCTGCTGGACACACGCGGTAAGGAAGGCGAGTCCGGGGATGCGTTGCGAATCAGAGTGTCGGCTCGCACTGCATCTCTCAACCAGATCGCCAGAGCAGGGGCCGAAGGGCTTCAGGCCATCCTGCGGACGATCGCCACCTGGATAGGTGCTGACCCGGAGGCGGTTGTGGTTACGCCAAACCTTGACTTCGCAGATGACACCATCGACGGCGACACCATGGTCAAGTGGATGACGGCCAAGCAGCTGGGCCTGCCGCTGAGTAAGCGTTCGATCCACGCCAAGCTCCAAGAGAAGGATCTCACCGAGATGGACTTTGAGGAAGAGATGGCCGAGATCGAAAGCGAAGCGCCTGAGGAGCCGGAAGGCACCGGCATCGATGAGGATCAGAATCGAGACGAGGAACCTACCGAGGATGAATAGTGAAGGCGTCCCAGGAGATAGCTCTCCTTCGGACCGACCTTGCCGACCTACTTGACGGGAGTCCACCAAGTGCCCCAGGTGCTGTAAAACGGGGCTTTGTATACCAACCGGCAGGGGCAGCGTCGGGATTGACTGTGAGCTATGAGCTATATCGACCAGACAACGTGTTGTTCGCATCCGGCTTCGCAGGTGAGGTCGGCTCTACTGGCCGATACGTCAAGGTGTTCACCCTTACCGATCCGGAAGGGTGGTTCGTAGTTGTAGACGATGACGCAGGCGGCCATGCCTGCAAGATGTTCTAGGAGGTAAGCATGGCAAAGACATTTGAAGTGATTTACCAGGCACCAGGCGCTGCTGCCGGTGCGACCGTTCAGGTGGACGTGTATAAGGCCGACAAGACCCTAGACACCGTCCAGTCCGGCGCTGCCACACCGATCGGCACGACCGGCCGATACTACAAGACCTTCGATGCCGACGACGCTGGCTGGCATGTCGAGATCTCGGATGACCAGGGCGGCAAGGCCGTAAAGCACTTCGGCAAGCCGGAGTGGGATTCGCACGGTATCTTCGACCTGGTGGGCGATGTCCAGACTGCGGTCACTGCGGTCCAGGCCAGCGTCGATGCGTTGGATACCGCCCTCGGCGTGACGGACGGGAAGGTTGACGCTATCGCCGTCGATGTGACGGGGATTATCGCGACCCTCGCCTCTATGGACGTCAAGTTGGATGGGCTGGCCAATCCGCCGATGATCGGGTAGAATAGGGTGTAACAGGCGCTCCTATTCGAAAGGCCCGATCATGAAGCACTCTGACGAAATACGGAAACTGAGGCAGTCTCTGCCGGAGATCCTGACGCCGGCAGAGCAGGGGCTGGTATGGGTGCCACGCCCAACCCGAGCCAGTGCGTTCGACTGGAGCCAGACGAGTGGTCTAACAGCGGACGGTGCCTGGCACGATCTCTCCTTGGCCAGTAAGGTCACAGATTCAGACGCGGTCATGGTACGGTTCAAGCGCGGTCTCGCCTGCACAGCAGCCGGTCGTTTCCTGGGCCTTCGTCTGAACGGCATCACCTATGGGTACGACAACTACGGAATTGTCACTCAGGCAGCCAGCATCCAGGTTGAGGGGACGTTTGATGTTGAGTGCGACAGCAGCCAGGTGATTGAGTATACGTTGCCGGCGACAGGGCTCAGCTCGTTCTTCCTAGTCATTCAGGGTTGGTGGCGAGATCCCTCCTAGGAGCTACTATGGCACGTGAAGAACTATACGAGCAGTTTGGTCCGGCCTTGATTGAGGCGGTTGCCCTGGTGGTGATGGATGAGATCAACATCCTGCGAGCTCAGCATAGTCTGCCGGATCGCACCGCCAGCCAGATCGTGACAGCCATCGAGTCGAAAATGACGACAATACCAACGAAGATCTACAGGCCCATTGAGCCGGAGTAAGTATGCCTGACGTCAACCTAGGAGAAATGGGTGAGCTGCTGAAGCAGATCGGTGACGGTCCGACGAAGCAGCTACTTCTCCATATAGCCACGAAGCTGGCAGAGGACAAGGCTAAGCAGGGACTGGACGCACCGAAGAAGTTCACGCACTTTGCTCGTGGACCGAAAGGGCCTGTCCTCCCGACCGGTGGCTATGGGAAGAACTACCTCATCACTCCCGAGGGTGGCTTCGCCGTCAAGCTGACGAACAAGACCGGCGCTGCCTCCGTAAAGGGCTCGCTGGTCCATGCCGATGAGACCACAGATCTGGCCTTCTCGCTGCAGACCGTCGAGTTTGACACCATAGGCGCTGTCTACGAGGACGGTCAGCCCGACGGTCAGCCGTGCTTCGTGGTCATGAGCGGTATCGCTGAGGTCCTGCTGGAGGATGGCAATGCTGCGGTTCGTGGCTACTGGGTCAAGTCTTCCGATACCGATGGCCGTGCTGAAGTGACGACTCCGCCATCTGGCCTTGGCCAGGTCACCACGAGCGAACACTTCAAGGAGATCGGCCACTGCCTCGAATCTAAGGATGCCGGCACCGACGTGCTGGCCAAGATAGCGATCCACTTCCTATGATCGATCCGAACCTCCATTTTCCGAACGCTGAACAGACGGCAAACCTGCTCTGGTTTGACGCTCTGGTACGGCACCAGATCTACGTCATGCGATATGCTGGCTCGGTTCGCAACGACATCATTGAGTTGCTGAACAAAACCGAGAAGGACATAGAGGGCATGATCAGGTCAAGGCTCGCTGGTGACAAGGCCCTGTCGCCCAGGCGGCTGCGGAGAGCGGAGGAGCTCGTACAAAGTATCCGGTCCCTACGTAACGGCGCTTGGGATAAGGCCGACGCGGAGCTTTACGCTGCCATGAGGGAGTTCATCGGCAAAGAGGCTTCGTTCCTAGGGACAACCCTGGAGGCAGTGGTTCCGGTGCAGTTTGCTGCGAACCTTCCATCCAAGGCAACCCTCATGGCCTTGGTACGGGATCTTCCCTTCGAAGGCCGGATCCTCTCCTCCTGGGCCAGGTCAATCCGCCGATCCGATCTACAGCGGATAGAAGACGCCATCAAGATCGGTGTTGTGCAGGGCGAGTCGTCCGCTGCAATCGCCAGACGAGTTATCGGGACCGGTGCTATGGGTGGTCGGGACGGTGTCGTCCAGGCGACGCGTAGGCACGTCCAAGCAGTCACCAGAACAGCGGTCGTCCACTACTCTACAGCGGCGCGTTCATCCTTCTTCGAGGCCAACTCGGACATCTTCGACAAAGAGATCTTTGTGGCGACGCTCGATGGCAGAACAACCGCCATCTGTCGTTCCCTAGACGGGGAGAAATTCCCCATCACTGAGGGGCCTATGCCTCCTCTCCACTTCCAGTGTCGATCGCTCCGTGTAGCCTCCATCTCTGAAGAGTCCATCGGTATGAGGCCGGCAAGGCCAATCACCGAACGGCAGATGCTCAGAGAGTACACCGACCAAGAAGGCCTCCGCCGTGTCTCACGATACCGCGATCTGCCCTACGGCACCAAGACCAAGTATGGTGCGTATCGGGCTCGTCGCCTGAGGGAAGTGACCGGACGATTGCCAGCGAAGGTCACCTACAGCGACTGGCTCCGCCGGCAATCGGTCGAGTTCCAGAACGACGTCCTTGGTGCAACACGAGCGAGGCTCTTCCGCCGTGGTGAGCTGCCCCTGAGTCGATTCGTCAACCGCGCGGGAGACGAATTGACATTGGCCCAACTCGCACAACGTGAGGCTGCTGCGTTTCGGGCTGCTGGTCTGGATCCCTCGGCTTACTGAGATTAACCAGGTCGTTGACGAAGCAGCAGACATGCTTCGCAGGGAACTGCACCGTCACGATCCGCTGACTCACGATAGTCTTGACGATCCCCTGCTCCTTGCTTCCTCGAAGAACGAGGTCACCAACGTTCCACTGCTGTCCGTTTGTGTCGGTCATAGTCTTCATCCGTTTCGCTCCTTAAGCAATTTGACGTTCGTGACGTAGTTGTGGTCCATCCAACCAGACTTCGCCAGCTTCTTCCAAGCGCTGGCACAGGTACGAGCTTCGATCTTGACGTCATGCGTCATGATCTTCTGGTGCCTACCGATCCCAAAGGGATGGGTCACCTGAAACGTGAATGTCTTCATACACTCTTCTCCCCATGCGGCCACCGGAACCACTCTACCAGGTCCCACCGGCCATAAGTGCAACCGTATCCCGGCATCCGCCACCAAATGGCCAGCCGAGCACCGTGCTTCGCTACATCGGACGCGTGGGCGTCCACGATATGTGTCTTGCCGTCGGATGTGAATACTAGGAACCGCATGGCTTCCCCTCCTAGCTGAACTGGATTTCATCAACCACATACACGCCAACGACCGTTCGGGTGTCCTTCTCCAGCATGTCTCGCTCGATCCGGTCACAGTCGTAGGAGGTATGCATCCGGGTCACGTCCATCGTACGGCACAGCTGGTCCTCCTTGTAGCTGCTTGAAACGCGAAGGCCCTTGCTCGTCTCGACGTAGAAGCACTTGTAGGCTTTCCCGTTGATGTCGTCGCCTTCGCCAAAGATCTCAACCACAGTGGCCCAACCGAATACGCTCAAGGCCAGGTCGCCAACCTTCAAGGACTGAACATCATCTCGTGTCGGAATGAAATAGCGTGCGGTCTGCATGATAGCTCCTTAGCGCTTGAGTTGGTCAGCATCCAGGGTCCGGCCGCAATCGAGGCACTGGCCATATCTACGGTCAGCAGCCTTCAACCAGTGGCCACAGTCACGACAAGTCTTACGATCAAACTCTCGCATCTCAGCCTCAGTTGGTTTCACGTATTCAGCCATGACCACATCTCCATTGAGCACCATTGCTCTACGTAAAGCATAAACTACATTTGCCAGATCCAAAATCGCTGGCTATAATTTTTCAGATGACGGGGCATGGTCCCGTCCGATGATCTAGGCCGCATGAGCGGTCGCAACCTCTGGGCATGGTCCTAGAGAAGGAGGTATCATGGAACTCAACGTCACGCACAAAACCCTCGACGAAATCCCCGAAGCCTACCGTGAACTCTATACCGAGCGAGAAGGCGTCTTCCATCTCACCGGTGTAGCAGGTATCAAGACGCAGGCTGACATCGACCGGCTGAGCTCCTCGCTTCAGAAAGAGCGGGACGAGCACAAGGAAACCAAGGGCAAACTCCATGCCTGGGATGGCTTGGACCTGGAGGATGTCCGTGGTAAGCTGGATCGCTTCACCGAGCTCGAGATCGCGGCGAAGGGCAACAAGGAAGAGATGGACTCTCGCCTTGAAGAGCTGACCGAGGCACGCATTCGCTCGCGTATGGCTCCCGTGGAACGGGAGGCGGCTGCCCTGAAGAAACGTCTCGGGGAGATCGAGGAGAGCTACAACGCCATGGTTCTGGAGAAGACCCAGCGGACCATCACCGACGCCGTTCGTTCGGCGTGTACCTCCGGCGCTGCCAAGGTGCTGGACACGGCGATGGGCGATGTCGAGCTCTTGGCTCGTGCGGTCTTCGAAGTCGCTGAAGACGGCACCGTCCTGACCAAGGAAAATCCCTTCGGTATCACTCCTGGCCTGGCGCCTGACGTCTGGCTTCAGGAGATGCAACCGAAGCGTCCGCATTGGTGGCCCATGAACCAGGGTGGCGGGAGCAAGGGCTCCGGCAACCTGGGTGGAATGGCCAGCAATCCGTGGAGTGGCGACAATTGGAACCTGACGGAGCAGGGGAAGTATGTGAGGGAGCACGGAGTGGCCAAGGCTGAACAGATGGCCAAGATGGCTGGTACGACCATCGGTGGTGCTCGACCTGCCCCGAAGAAGTAAACCCTCTTGCCGGGACAATGGCACTGGGCTATAATAGCTCAGTGTCAAATTCCCGGCATGGTCCGGGATGGACGAGGCTGGCCATGGGCTCAGCTGTTGAGCAGATGAATGACAATCACTTTTGACAAGGAGCCTACAAATGGCCGCAGTGCAAGTCTCTGATGTTGTGGTACCGGAAGTCTTTACTCCGTATGCCCAGCAGCTGACCGAGGAGAAGGCACGACTGGTCCAGAGCGGTGTTCTGGCCAGAAGCGCGTTCCTCGATCGTCTGCTCGCAGGCGGTGGCAAGACCTTCAACGTCCCGTCCTTCCTCGATCTCGACGCCAGTGATTCCACCGGTGCCGAGAATGTGTCCACGGATGACATCGCCGACATCCAGGCTGCCAGCTTCGAGAGTGGCACGCCGACGGATGCCAACCGAGGCGATGCCACCCCGCAGAAGATCACCACGGCAAGCGAGGTCGCTGCCCGTCTGGTTCGTAACCAGTCCTGGAGCACGACCGGCCTGTCCCGTGAGCTCGCCGGTGCCGATCCCATGGCGGCCATCGCCACGCGCGTTGCCTACTACTGGGTCCGGCGTCTCCAGCGGATCTTCATCAATGTGTGGAACGGCGTCATCGCCGACAACCTGCTCGCCCCTGGCGGCAGCGACACCCACACGCAGAATGACCTGGTCAACGACATCTCGGGCGCTTCGTTCGTGGATGGCGTGACCAACTTCTCCGCCGAGGCCTTCGTTGACGCGGCTGTCACGATGGGCGACAGCATGGAGCAGCTGACCGCGATCATGGTTCACTCGGTGGTCTACGCTCGGATGCAGAAGAACAACCTCATCGACTTCATCCCGGACGCTCGGGGTGAGATCATGATCCCGACCTTCCTGGGTCGCGAGGTCATCGTCGATGACGGCATGCCCCGGACCGGCAGCGTCTACGACAGCTGGCTCTTCGGTGCCAACGCGGCACAGATGGGTGAGGCTGCGGACGACGTCCCGACCGAGGTTCATCGCCAGGCTCTCGCCGGCAACGGTGGTGGGCAGGAAATCCTGACCACGCGTCGGGTCTACTGCATCCATCCGACCGGCCACGCCTACATCCAGGGCAGCATCCCGGATGGTGGGCCGAGCAACACGAACCTGGCCACTGCGGCCAACTGGTCGCGGCGCTATCCCGAGCGGAAGCAGATCAAGTTCGCTCTGCTCCGCACGCGTGAGGCCTGATTCTAAGGCCTGACCCTCTTGCAGGCACAACCGGGAGGGCTCCTTAACAGGGCCCTCCCTTATCTCTACTGGAGGAAATTATGAAGGGTCTCATCAGATCTCTGACGCGTGGCGGCACGCTCGTGAAGCAGAATGTCACCCGTCAGGTCATCAAGGTCGAAGACCTCACCGTCACCGTGAGTGCGACCGGCGCTGCCGTCGGTTTCGGCACGGTCGTAGCTGGCGACGTCCCCGAGGGGAACATCCTCTTCCTGGGCGCCACCGGCTATCTCAAGTTCGACGGTTCCGGCTCCGACGCGAATCTGACCGCTGACTGGGAAGGTGACTTCTCGGTTGGTACCACGCCCACGGCGGACGTCACGCTGGACGGCACCGATGTCAACATTCTCCCCTCGACGGCTCTCGCGGCTGCCACGGCGGAGATCGGTGTTCGCACCCGCGCGGCCAATGCCACGTCGGCCGTTCTGGACAATACCGACGGTTCGCTCGAGGTCAACATCAACGTGCTCATCGACGCGGCCGACATTACGGACGACCAGTCTGTGGATCTGACCGTCAATGGTGAGATCAACCTGGCCTACATCGTCCTCGGTGACGACTGATAACTGAATGATCCTAAGTGGGAGCATAGCATGGACATGACAATCAAAGAAGCGCTCGCCCAACTCGACCCGATGGTCGACGAACACTGGACGGCCGACGGTTTGCCCAGGATGGACGTGGTTGAGGGTCTCGTTGGTACGAAGGAGATCACCCGACAGGACGTCACCGAGGCGGACCCGGAGTTCTGTCGGGAGGAAGCGCTCAACCGTGCGGCGGAAGCCGAGGAGAACGACGATGACGCGAGTGCACAAGTGCAAGAACGGCAAGAGGAAGGGCAAGGGGAAGTAGTCACCAAGCTCGACCTTGATCAGCAGATCCAGGACATGGACGCCGAGATCACTTCGCTTCAAAAGGCTCGTGACGACGTCGCCAGGGAACGCGACCGGCTGCAACAGGCGGAGTACGGAGGCCACACAGCTGCGGACGACACCAAGGCTCGTTTGGCCTACATCCGCAAACAGCATGAGCTCCGGTTGGAACGCGCCGGTCGCAGGGCCGAAATCTTCAAGCAACTGCAACCTGGCGACATCAGTAAGGGCTCTCAGCTCGACGCAGCCATGTCACGGAAAACTGCCCGAGGCACCCAGCGTCCGAACCGACCGCCCCTGTAAAGGAGGAGGAGATGGCTCGCCGATGGCTACTCAATACACCAAGACAGCAGGCAGATTTCTTCCACGCTCGTGAGCGTCGGAAAAGCCTGCGTCACCCTGGTTTTGAGCTCCATCGGACCCACGACTTCGACGTTGACCAAACTGGTATAGCAGTCAGCGACCTGTTTCCGGACAGGTCGCTGCCTTTTACTGTAGGAACGAAGGTCAAGATCACAGGCGCTGCCCCTGCCGGCGTCATCTTTGAGCTCGGCGATACCACCACTGGGCTTGCGATCTGGATCGCTGCGGCCGACGACAAGCTGTATGCGGCATTTGGTGATGCCGTGGCTGCCGACGGTGTTACGCTCGAAGGGCCAGTCACTGTCCAGAACCAAGTCCTGGATATCGTGGTGGCCTGTATCCCTTCTTCCGGCAAGGCCAGGATGTGGGTCAACGGTGATCTCGTGGCGTCCGGTGTAGCGACAGGCGGAGAGTTCCCGAACGGTTGGGCGGCTGCCAGCAATGGAGCCGTAGCAGCCGTCGAGGGGACTGTGACGACGCGTGTGGCCGTAGGGGACAGGATCGCCCTGTCTAATGCCCAGGTGATCCTCCCTGTCTCCTGCTACCACAACCAGCGACCACGTCAGTTCAGCGAGGTATCCTGATGGCCTTTCTAGTTGAAGATAGTTCCGGTGTCAAGGGTGCTACGGCCTACGCCACGGTGCAGGAGTTCAAGGACTACTACACCGACCGCGCGGTGTCCGGAGCCCTGGCCCTGACAGATCCCCAGATTCAAGCTGCCCTCATCGCGGCGACAGACTACATCGACACGCGGTGGGGTTTGAAGCTGAAGGGCATGCGCCGGTTCCTGTCTCTCTTGTCGCGGTCGGCCTATACCCTGACGGCTCAGCCGTCCGACGGTGAAACCGTCACCGTGGGTACAGCGGTCGCCACCTTCAAGACCACAGCAACGCTCGATACCCACGCAGAGATTGGCGACACCCTCTACGATACTCTCTGCAACCTCGCGACGGCTCTGAGCGCAGCTGCGGCTGCGGCAGACGGTGAGGTTGCAGACTTTTGGTTCCCCGACCCAGACGCGGCGACCCTGGTGGTCTACGTCCTGTACGATGGACTGGCGACTACCACGACGGCAGCCAATGGCTCCTTCAGTGCGGCCACGTCTACTGGTTCGTCCCGCAACCAGCAGCCCTTGCAGTTTCCCCGGACAGGTCTACGTGACCAGACAGGTGAGCTGATCACCCGTATCCCGGCGAACCTGAAGGCCGCAACCTTCGAGTATGCCTACCGTGCAAGCAGCGCGGCTCTGGCGCCGGACCCGACGGTGGATGCGACCGGTGGCAAGGTCATTGGGACTCGCAAGAAGGTCGGCCCGATAGAGACAGAGACGACCTACAGCGCTGACGCCACCATAACCATCACCAAGCCCTACCCAGCGGCCGACCGGCTCCTCCAGGAGTATGTGAAGGGCACAGGCGGAGTCGTGAGGGTCTGATGGCAGACATCGTTGGATATACCGAGCTCGCTGCCGATGCGAAGACCCTGATCGAGGGGACCGGTCGTTCGGTCACTTTCAATCGGTTCGACCAAAGTCCGGCCAACGCCAGCAAGCCCTGGGAGGGCCCTGCTGACCCGATTGGTACACCGGACGCCACGGCCACGATCTACGGAACCTTCGTCCCTCCGACAGACGGACGCCTCCTGGGCTTGGGAGGGGTGGATGAAGACCTACTGAAGCGATCTGAGCAGATCTGTATCGTAGCGCCGGGGACTACGTCTCCACCGTTCGATCTGCTGACTGCCAATCAGGTGGTAGACGGCACGACCAAGTGGAAGGTCACGTTCACGCAGACGCTGAAGCCTGGAGATGTGGTGCTTCTCTACTTCATAGGAGTCGCCAAATAATGCCTGCTTCGCGAAGCCAAGCCTACGAAGATATCCTGTCGCTGCTGACTACGGCCTGGGTGACCACGGCTGGCCAGAGTGCATCTCTCATCAAGTGGGAGAACGTGGCCAATAAGTCGGTCCCTCCGGCTGCCGGCACGGCTTGGTGTAGGGCGACGGTGCGGCATGTGACCAGCCGACAAGCGTCCTTGGCCGGAGCTACTGGAACCAGGCGGTTTCGGCGAACAGGCGTCCTTACAGTCTCCGTGTTCTACCCATCTGGCACCGGTTTGCCAGGCGACACCGACCTGGCTAAAATAATCATGGATGCATATGAAGGCGTTACGTCCTCGAACGGAGTCATTTTCTATGACGTAACGATCAACGAAATAGGCCCAGACGGCGACTTCTATATGGTGAATGTCGTCGCAAACTTCGAGTACGACGAAATCAAATAGGAGTCGACGATGGCGACGAATTACAAGCTCGACAGTAACGGCACTGGCCTCCGCATCGCCGAGGAGTCCTCGCTGAAGGTTCTCCCGGGGACGCCTGTCTGGATTCCGGCCGAGCCGAATACGTATCCCGATTTTGGTGGTGAAATCACCACCGTGGCACGAAACCCGATCAATGCTTCCCGTCAGCGGAAGAAGGGTGTGGTCACGGATCTGGATGCCTCCGGTGGTTTCAGCACTGACCTGACCCAGGACAATCTTCAGCGCCTGCTTCAGGGTTTCTTCTTTGCAGACCTCCGGACCAAGGGCGATCTCAAGAACGCTCCTGGTGTTACGACCCTGACCATCTCGGTCACGGCTGCCACTGACACTTTCACGCGCGTTGGTGGCACGACCGACCTGACAACCCTCTTCGCTGCCGATGACCTGGTGCTGGTTGGCGGTTTCTCCAACTCCGCGAACAACGGCCTCTTCAAGGTCAACACGGTTGCCACCACGAACATCACGGTCTTCGCGGCTGACGGTGCCGAGACTGCGGTCACCCTGGTTGATGAGGCTGCGACCTCCAACGCCTGGATCGTCAAGGTTGGCGTTGAGACTGCGGCTGGTGATCTCGATGTCGACATGACCGGGAGTTATCCGGCCCTGACCAGCACCACGCTGGACTTCACCGATCTGGACCTGGTTGTTGGCGAGTGGATCTTCATCGGCGGTGACAATACAGCCACGTCCTTCCAGACGAACGCGACCAACAACGGTTTCGCTCGCGTCCGTCAAATTGCGGCCAATCGGCTGGAGTTCGACAAGACGCAGGCCACCATGGTGACCGAAGCCAACGCGACCGAGCTGATTCAGCTCTTCATCGGTCGCTGTCTGAAGAATGAGACCGGTTCTCTCATCACGCGCCGGACCTACCAGCTGGAGCGTATCCTCGGCAAGGCTGACACCACGGACACCTACGATCAGGCTGAGTACGTGGTCGGTGCTGTGCCCAACGAGTTCTCGCTCAACATCGCTGCGGCCGACAAGGTCACGGCTGATCTGGCCTATGTGGGTGTAGACGTGGAGCAGAAGACCGGCTCCGAAGGTCCGAAGTCCGGCACGCGGCCGACGCTGGTTGAGGCGGATGCCTTCAATACCTCCAGCGACTTCAGCCGTATCAAGCTGCAGGTCCACAGTGAAACCAATGGCAATCCCTCGGCGCTGTTCGCCTATGCGTCGGACATCACGCTGACGGTGAACAACAACGTCGTTCCGAACAAGGCAATCGGCGTCCTCGGGGCCTTTGACGCCTCGGCCGGAACCTTCGAGGTTGGCGGTCAGCTGACGGCCTACTTCTCGGATGTCGCGGCGATCGCGGCAATCAGGGCCAACTCCTCGGTGACAATCGACGCCATGCTGGTCGCGAACAACAAGGGTATCGCAATCGACCTACCGCTGATCACCCTGGGCGACGGGAAGCTCAACATCGAGCAGGATCAGCCTATCACGCTGCCCCTGTCGATGACCGCTGCCACGGCTGCGTCGTTCGACACCAACATGGATCACACAATGCTGATGGTCTTCTTTGACTATCTGCCCACGCTGGCTGACGCCTGATAGCCGCATCAACGGGAGCGCGGCAGGCGATAGCACATAAGGAACACGGGAGCAGTACTATGGCACTAGGCAAGCAGTTCAAGACAGACACGAATCTGGAAAAGAAGGGCATCGTCATCGACTACGGCGATACGAGAATCACGATCGCCAGAGCCGGTGGTGCCAACAAGCGTTTCAGCCGCATGCTCGATGCGAAGACCAAGCCCTATCGCAGAGCGATAGCGCTTGGCTCCTTCGATGACGAGCGGTCCAACGCCATCCTCCGTGAGGTCTACGCTCACACAGTCGTCCTCAACTGGGAGGAGAACGTTGGTACAGCGGCCGACCCGAAGTGGGAAAAGGGGATTGCCCCGAGCGATGCCGGTGTCGAGAGCACGGAGGAGAAACTCCTGCCCGTCACGCCGGAAAACGTCGCCCTGGTGTTCAGCAACCTCCAGGATCTGTTCATTGACATCCAGAACCAGGCTCAGGCCAGCGCTCTCTTCCGCGCGGAGTTGAACGACGTCGCAGTGGGAAACTGACAGAAGTCCTGCTCTACACCGTAGAGCAGGGCGCTGTTGAGAGGAAGATTATCGAGCAGTGCCTTCGGGATCGACAACCGATCCCGAAGCGCATTGCCAATGCTCCGACCCTTGCTATGGGGCTGGAGCTGTACTTCACGGCATGGATTGAGCTTGACCCAGACCGGCCAACCGGCTGGGATGTGAGGCCGATTCCGTGGAGTTCGATCAGCGAGTACGCTGCGGCCTTTGGGATCAAGGGAGAGCAACGCGACGACCTCTTCTATATCGTGAGGAAGATGGACAATGCGTACCTGAAGCACCTACAATCTAAGCAGAAAGCCAAGAAGAAATGAGCCTCGAGCGATTTGCCAGGAGAATGCTACTGAGGGCAAACAACGTCCCTCGAGAGGTCAGTAAGGTCGTCCGCAAGGTAGCACTTGCGGCTGACCAAGCGCTGGTCCTTGGCACTCCTGTTGACACCGGTCGGGCTCGCTCCAACTGGATCGTCTCCCTGGGCTCTGAGGTGACCACACCGATCGAGCCTTATGCCCCTCTTGCTCCCGGAACCGATCCCGGGAAGCTCAGCGAAACCGCCAACGCCCAGGCCGCACTGGCCCAGGGTCGCGAGGCTGTCGCGAATCACCAGGCGGAACAGGCAATCCACATCACGAACAACGTCGACTATATCCAGCCTCTGAACGAAGGTTCTTCGTCTCAGGCTCCGGCGATGTTTGTAGAAGCAGCAGTGCAGCAGGGAATTGACGCCGTGGCGGGAGCCAGGATAGACACAGGTAGATAATGGCTGAAGAACGCATCAACATAATCGTTCAGGAGAAGGGGACTCGCGTCGTCAAGAGGCGGATCGCCGAAGTGGGCGGTGTAGCGAAGACCGCAGCCACAGGCGTCCGTAGTCTACAGACGGCTCTCCTTGGCCTTGGCGCCGGATTGGCTCTTCGGAGTACGATCCGGACGATCGCCTCCTTCGAGCAGGCGATGTCTACCGTTCGGGCTGTTTCGCAGGCAACCAACTCAGACTTCATACGGCTCCGCGATACCGCGCGTGACCTTGGTGCCACAACGCGGTTCACCGCGACGCAAGCTGCTGAGGGTATGGTTGAGCTGTCTCGTGCAGGCTTCAAGGCCAACGAGACTATGGTGGCGGTTGGTGACACGCTCCTCCTGGCCCAGGCAGGCTCGCTGGATCTTCAGAGGGCAGCGGAGCTCACAGCCGGAGCCATCCGTGGGTATGGCCTTGCAGCGGATCAGGCAGGACGCGTAACGGACGTGCTGGCCTATGCGGCAAACAACTCGGCCACCGATGTGAACCAACTTGGCGAGGCCCTGAAATTCGTAGCGCCGGCAGCCCATGGCTTGAACGTATCCCTTGAGGAGTCGGTCGGTGCTCTTGAGGTTCTGGCTGACAACATGCTGAAGGGCTCTCTCGGTGGTACTGGCCTGCGTCAGGTCATGATCGAGCTGGAGTCGCCTTCCTCTAAGACGCGGAAGATCTTCCAGCAGGTCGGCGTCTCGGCTGACCAGGTAAGGGTTTCTTCGGTTGGCTTGACCAAGGCCCTCGGCACCCTGGCTGAGGCCGGTCTGAACACCGGCCAAGCCTACGAGATCTTCGGCCGCAGAGGCGGTGGTGCGGCCAACATCTTGATCAACTCTGTCCCTAAGATCAAGGAGGCTACGAGAGGAGTCGAAGAGGCAGGTGGTACGGCCAAGGAAGTTGCCCGCATCATGGACGACAACCTGAACGGATCGCTGCTAAGGGTGAAGTCGGCGTTTGAGGCTGTTCAGCTTTCCCTTGGCGAGTCCGGATGGAGCGATCGCCTCCAGTCGATTCTCGACGGTTTGGCCAACGGTCTTCGGTATTTGGCCGAGCACATCGAAATCGTGCAGGGTGCGGTCTACGCTCTGGCCTTCGCTGCCCTGCCTTCCCTCATCGCAGCCCTGACTGCCCTGGCTCCTCTCCTTGCTCTGGCAGCGGTCGGTGCTGGTATCGGGGCCCTGGTCTCCTACCGTAACGAGATCAAGCTCACAGAGGAAGGTGTGGCCACCCTCGGCGATCTCATATCGGCTGTGTGGGAGCGTATTATAACCACCGGCCAATTGGTGGTCGACTTCTTCAAGAACCAGTTCGGCGGCATCACCAGCGCCTTTGACGACATAGAGTTCAGCGTTGCCGATATGGTGATGCTCACCGCCAGGGGCCTGGATGCATGGATCGGCCTGTGGCGTGGGGCAATGAACGCTATTGTGGCCATCTTCAAGAACCTTGGTCCGGCTCTGAAGGAAATCATGATTGACGCGATGAACGAGGTCTTCGCGGTTCTTGACTCGGGATTCCGTCGATTCTACCAGCAACTTGGTAAGATCCCCGGTCGTGTCGGTGAGCCCTACCGACGACTGGCTCGAGACGGTGTCATTCCTCGACTGGAGCAGACGGCAGAGGGAGCCACCGAACAACTGGCGAACGCGGTCATAGACGGCTTCGCCAAGGGCTTTGACGAGATCACGATCTTCGAGGATTCTGTCAACGGCCTATTCGACCGCGCCGAGGAAATCGGCAAAGAGCGGTTGGCAAAAGCTCAGGAACAGGCTGCGGCAGCAGGCCAAACGACTCCGCAAGGAACAGGTGTTGCTCCCGCACCTGAGGATGGCCCTGCCGCACGCCTTTCTCAACTCCAGAGTGGCATTCAGGCCGGTCTAGAGTCGATTCAGCAGACGATCCATGGCTTCGGGGCACAGGCCGAGGCAACCCTCGTCAACGCCTTCAACTCGGCGGAGGACGCCTTGGTCGAGTTCGTCACGACCGGCAAGGTCAACTTCAAGTCTCTGGTCGACTCGATCCTTGCCGATCTGACACGGCTACTGGCCAGACAGGCAATCTCCGGCCTACTCAACTCCCTCGGCGGTGGTGGCGGAGGCTTCTTCGGTAGTCTGGCAAGCGCTTTCGGCGGAGGCAAGGCCGACGGCGGTTCGGTTGTCCCTGGGCAGTTTTACGTCGTCGGGGAGAAGGGCCCAGAGCTCTTTGCTCCAAACTCTTCCGGACGAATAGTCCCTAATGACGCAGCCCAGAACATGGCGGCTGGCGCCCAGGCGGCACCGGCTGTGCCGAATATCACTATAATAAACGTGAGCTCCAAAGAAGAGGCACTGGCCGCGCTGGAAAGTGC